CATCGCGACGGTGTCCTCGTGCGACTGCGTGCCTCCCTCGTAGTCCATGATCGCGTCGATTGCGTCTGTCGTAGCTGGTGCCATTGTCTTCCTCCTGAGGTATGCGGTGGACATGCCACCGTGGATGGTTTCGTTGTGGAACATCGCGGCGTACTTCGCCAGCGCCAGTCCCTTGGCTGGCTCGCTGCTCGCGCAGTGCGAGCAGACAACTCGGTAGTCTGCGTACGTTACGCACTTGCGGCACGAGCCGTCTGCGCATGCGTGGCAGCGCTTCATGCGTTCCACGACGCCGTAAGCCCATCAGCCTGAATGCCCAGAAGAATGTCAGTGATGTAGCGAGGCTCGACGACGATGGCGTTGCCCCAGTGTTGCGCGTCCTCGGAGATGTTGTCGGCAGCCCATTCCTTGGCGGCTGGCGTTGCCGGGTCCAGCAGGATGATTGAGCCGTGGCTCTGCACCACGAAGTCTTTCTGACGCGGGCAGAATGTCTGGCCGCAGTACCGTGCGCCCACCTGCGTCCGCTCGAAGAACACCTTGCAGTGTTTGCAGATACCCCTCTTCGCTTTGAGTATTCTCATGACTGCACCTCCCTCACGCCCTTGTACTCGATGCCGTAGTGCGGAGTGAACGTGTAGCACCTGCCGTTGCGCTCATCGAGCAGGTCGTATGTGTCGGGCCGGAAGTCGCCCGGGGTGGCGGTCGCGGCCAACACCAGCAGACCCTTCATGAACCCCACGTTGACCCGCTGGCCAACCACCCATTCCTGCGCGCTCTTCGTGATCATGACTTCACCGCCTTCGCGACGACTTCGTTGCGCTCCAGTTCGCTGTAGTACACCGTGCAGGTGTCACTGTTCCAGCCGCGCTTCACGAGCGTGAGGGCCGGGGTGCCGAGGCCGTCCTTGATGCTCCCGGCGACCGTGACCACGTCGGGCAGGCGCTTGAACTCGTCGAACGTGCCGCCGTTCTGGAGGATGCCGCTTGCCTTCAGCCCCTCGGGTGTCTGGTTCCAGATCAGGTTCAGAACGATGTTCTTGGACGCCTTCGCTTCTTGCTCCGTGCTTGCCATTGTCGTTCTCCTTGTTGGCTGTCTGGCCAGCATCAGGCTGTATCCGATCTGGATGTCGTACTTGTCCAGAAGGGCTTGCTCGTTCTCCGCGAACCACTCCGCTGCCGGGGAACCCGGGGAGACCGCTTCCATCGTCACCCAGCGACCGCTGTAGTCTTTGTAGATTGCGGTCTTCGGTGCGCCCTCGTTGTGCGCTTTCTGGACCTGCACGTTTCCGTAGTAGGGCAAGCCGCCCATGTAGCGGTTCCACGCCTCGACGAACGGGTAGTCCGGTTTGTCGTCCGCGATGTTCTTCGGGGCCGCGCTCTGCTTCTCGTTCATGGTCGTTCTCCTTGTTGGCTGTCTGGCCATCATCAGCACCCGCGTCACGGGTGGACCGCCCGAAGGCGGTTTCGGCCTATCGTGCTTCCCCGAGTCCTGCATGCCGGGTGATGTAGCGCCGCAGTACCTTCGCGGTGTCCTTGACCCAGCCATCCCGCATGGCGCACCAACTGTTGGGCTGGCCAGCCATCGTCGAGAAGACCGCGCTCTTGTGCGCCTCGCTGGTGGGAACTTCCATCATCGCGTTGCGTAGCAGCGACGGAACGAAGTAGCTCTCTGCGATGTGAGACATCAGGTGGTCGCCCCCGGGCATCGGCTTGCCGGTGGCCACATCACGCATGAGGCAGAAGAAGCAATCGCCGTTGCTGACGGCCCCGACATTGCCTTCACTCCACGCCTTGGCAAACTGGTCGGCGAAGACCCTTACCCTCTTGCGCAGCAACTGCAGTTGGGCCTCGTTGTCCACGCACCCGCACACGGTGCCGTCGGGCTTGATGGTCAGGCCGTCAGTGAACAGCCGGGCTTCGGCGTTGTACCCGCAGCCACGGCTCCAGCGCATGAGACCCTTGGCCGAGAACGTGTGGATGACGCTCTGGTACTGGTTGATGCGCGAGCGCGTCGTGGGCGTGTTGTACTTGTCGGTGTTCAGGACGATGGTGCCGTCCGCGTAGTGAGTGACCACGTCGGTGTCGTGGTACTGCACTGCGATGCCGCCTTCGACCCTGCGGACCCTCGTTCCCCGCTGTCCGGTGAACCGTGACGTTTTCTTGCCGAGCCACGTGTCGAGCTTCGCGAATGTGTTCATGGTCGTTCTCCTTGTCGTCCCGGTGACTGCCGGGTCAGCGGGGCGGCTCCACCCCGAGTTTTAATCTGCAAAAGCGGAGCACGTCCGCATCAGTGAACCTGTTCTTGGCGTAGTTCTCGATCAGCCACACGATCTGCACGTTGTCTTTGGTGCATCCCTTGGCACTGTCAATACGGTCTACTGAAGGTTTGAACGGCGCTGCCGGGGCGGTCTCGTAGTAGTGGGCCTTGGTAAACGCACCCATGGCCGCTTCAAGCCATGCCCTCGTGATGTTGATGCGCTCACCCTTCCGGGTTGCCCTTCTCAGGAGGTTCTTGTGGGAGTCTGCGGCAAGACGCTCAATCTCGGTCAGCGGCTTAGGTCTCTTCGGCCCGCCACGCGCCGCTGTGTGCCGAGCACGAAGCGCCCTGAAGTACCCGGACGCCGCTTGACGCCTAGACCATTCCCGAGAGCATTCCTTGCACCACGATGTCCATTGCTGCCCCGTCCGGTAGAACTGCTTCACCGGCTTGTCCGTTCTACAATGCGCACACTTCTTTGTCTTGTCCATGTGGCGCATTATGCCACATGAGGCCCGGGCTTAGGAACCGGGCACTCTGCCGCATTAGGGGCGATGCTCTGCCCCCCTTCTGCGATTTCGTTTACCTCCTCTATTCGTCGGCGCTGTGGTCCGCTGTCCACTTTCCGTCCCGGCTGGCTCTGATGTGCTCTGCAGGTTCTACTGCATCCGGGCTTCGTGGCCGACTTGCTTTTCCCTCGGGGCCGCGCTTGGCTCCGGGGTCATCCACTGCCGTTCCCACTCCCTCCGTGTCGTCCGTTGTCGTGCGTTACGAGGACACAATAATCCGCCTTGTAACTTGTGTCAAGAACTTTTGAAAATATATTTGTCATAGCCGGTTCCCCCTATCAGGGGCAGGGCACTTGACGCCCGGTAACGAGCGGCTGTAGAGTGACCGATGCCCGGGCGGCTTCCAGTCGCGTTGGGCATTATCGGGGCTGGGTGGACGCCGGGCATGCAACCCGGGTGAGTCGTTCACCCAGCCCCTAAGACTCACGTGGGTGGGGCGGGCGATGCCCCATTCCCTTCATACTCACTGGAGGTATTGTGAACACGGATATCAGGCTCAAGGTAGGATTCCTCGACCACCCCAAAATCCTCAAGCTCAAGAACCACCTCGGCGCGGACGCCGTGCTGGCGCTCCAACGGCTCTGGATGTTCACCGCCCAGTACCACCCGGAGGGCGCACTCACCGGGATGGACGTGCAGGACATCAGCCTTGCCGCTGGCTGGCCTCTCGAAGACGCGCTGGAGTTCTATGAGACGCTGGTCCAACTTCGGCTGCTCGACGTATGCGCCCCGCATGCGGAGGGCAGTGCGCCCCGCATCACGGTGCATGACTGGGTTGAACATCAGCCGTGGGGGGCCGAGGCGAAGGCACGGAGCGTCGCTGCGAGCGTGGCCGCGAAGGCTCGATGGGCGGCAAAAGTTAAGCCCATTAAGAAACAACGAGTTGATGCGCCTCGCATAGAATCGCATATGCCGCCGCATGAAATCGCTTATGCCCCTCTCCTTTCCTTACCTCTCCTTACCAACCCTAAAGATCAAGATCCCCCCCTACCCCCCACGGGGGGTCGCGCAGAGCCTAACGAGAACCTAACGCGCAGAAAACGGTTAGATAACGCCGACCTTCGCCCACTAGATCCTGATCCTGATCCTGATAAGAAGATCAAGACCCCCCCCTACCCCCCAAGGGGGGTCCGCCCGGAAACCGATGGTCTGACCGAGGCTCTGGAGATTGCAAGGCCAGCACCAAGGCACCCGGACGACGACGACTTCGAGAAGTTCATCACCGCCTATCCAGCACACCGAAGAAACCGCATGCGGGCAGAGCAGGCGTGGTTCTCGATGAACGGCAAGAAGCCAGCCCTCGACGTGATTCTGAAATGCCTCGAAGACGACAAGGGCTGCGACGAGTGGGGCCGCAGTTCAGGCAGGCATATCCCGGGAGCGGATAAGTGGATAACTGACCGGCGCTGGGAGAGAGAGCCGGAAAAGGAGCCGTACTGATGCAAAAGACCGAGTTCGTTTCACTCATCAAGCAGTTGCTGGCACCATGGACCAGCGACCCAACCAAAGAAACACTCCAAGGCTACGCCAACGCCCTCGACGTGGTAGACGACCCAACCCTCAGGCAGGCCATGGCAGAAGTCGGGCGCACAAGAAAGCGCGAAGCAGGACAGCCATCACCAGCCGACATCCTCCACGTCGCCTACCAACTCCGCAAACAGGCAGCAGGTCTGGACAAGTCAACACCTGACCCGCTACCACCGACCATGCTCGGCAAGCTCTCGCGAATCATCGCCGAGGTCGCCTTCGACGCAAAGCCTCGTGAGTTGACGCTGCTCGAACGAAGGGCATCAGAAGACTTCGGCAACCTACTGCACCAGAGCATGGGCCTCTTCGAGCACGGCATCAAGCGCTCGGTGAAGCTCCCAGTAATCACCCCTGCACACCTACGAGCACTGCTCGAAGTTGGAGGATTTGAGGGACTCAAAGACCTCGAATCACACGAGGTGATCGTCGCCCGTGATGCCTTCGTCAAAGCATTCGTCACTGCACAGCCACGCCCACAGGAGGTGCATAATGCGCAAGCGTAGAGCCACCGGCAGGTACTGTGGTTGGACCTGCCACCACCCACCCAACAACAGAAAGTGCAAATGCTTCTGTGCGGGCCTGTTCCATGGGGACGAGGGGCTGAACAATCGCCTGCGATTCGCGGCAATGAAAGACTTCGTCCTGCGGGAGTCGGATGCCTCATCCCTCCCAGCGATTTCGGCTGCGGTTGCCAGTCGCGCCGAAAGCAATGCTCGGGCAGTGATTGAGAAACTAAATGCCCGTGTCCGGGCGAAGCGGGCGATAGCGGAAAGGCGCAAGGTGCGCGAAGCCCGGCGTCACACAAACAAGGCTCGCCGAGAGCAATCTCAAGAACAGGCAGGTGCTTGATGTCGACCGGCGACCAGAAGTGCACGCATGGCATCTTCCTTCAGAACTGCACCACCTGCGAACCACGAGACTGCCCACCGCCAATACTCCGCGTCCCTCCCGGCTGGCAGAACTCTCGATGCCCTCGCTGCGCGTCAGCAGTCACGATGATTCTAGGTGGCAACCCCTACGGGGTGCTGCGATGTAACGACTGCGGCAACAGGTACTGGGTGGCTGATGGACTCAAGGGGTCAGACACTGTGGTCAACCCAGCGTTCTGCCCAGAACCGCACATCACCGAAGAGCGCGTCAGGGAAATTATTCGAGAAGAACTGCACCGCGACGCGGAGCGGCCATTACACCCACACCTAGACCCATTACAAGCGGGGAGAATAATGCGCGAGACCATTGCTCGGGAGGCACTGAACAAAGCGGGGTGCCCGCACTCTGTCCTTGATGACCCGTGTGAAAACTGCGATGAGGCTGCAGAGATTGCTGAGGCAGACAACCTCGAAAGAGAGGACCCACCGGCGGAGCGCCCATGAATGGGGTTCGGGAGAAACCGTAATGCACCAGACCATGTTCGATGCCGCCTTCGAGTTCCGGCTGATGTACGTAGAGCAGTGGTTCCCCAAGGGGCGGAAGCTACAACTGCTCGACATCGGGTCCCGCGACGTGGGGGATGGAGGGACATTCAGGTTCTTGTTTGACGACACTGAACGCTACGAGTATGTCGGTGTTGACATGGAGCCGGGAGACAATGTCGATGTAGTAGTGAGCGACCCATACCACTTTGATGAACTGGGTGAGCGCACGTTCGATATAATTCTGTGCGGCTCGTGCATCGAGCACAGCGAGTTCTTCTGGCTGCTAGGCTCTGAAATCAAGCGGCGTCTACGCCCCGGTGGGGCCGTATTCATCTGTGCCCCGCACATCTGGCCAATTCACAGGCACCCGGTGGACTGCTATAGGTTCAACCCGGATGGAATGCTGGCCCTCGCGAAGTGGATAGGTCTTGAGGAACCCTTCATCCGGTTCCGCAACAACACGCCTGCGGAGTCGTCATTAGTCTACTGTGACCTGACCCTGATTGGGCATGCCCCGGGAAAGCCCCATGACTGAACCCTACGGCACCCGCTGCAATGCGAAGACCCGGAGCGGGTCTCAATGTAAGCGCTGGCCTGTAGACAATTCAGTTCGATGCAGACTTCACAATGGCGAGGCAATGGCCCTCGACGTGATGGACCCGAAGCGGCACATCACGAATCCCACCACCGGCCTATACCAGCACTTCATCACCGACCCAGTCGAGCTACAGCGTTACGCGGCGATGAACCCGGAAGATGAACTCGCAAACGCAGAGCACATGCTGCGCGTCACCTATTGCGTGATGGACCGCATCTACAACAAGTTCATCGAGGACCCCGACGGCGGCATCGTTACAACCAAGAGCGACAGCGAGAAGGGAAGCTCGACCACAACCCTGCCCTACGCGCTGATACTGGTAGCGGCGACTGAGAACGCACGCAAGGCTCTTGAGACGAGGCGCGACGTGATCAAGTACTGCGGCAATGAGAAAGTGCTCGCGGCGCTACAGGAACTCGTGGGCAAGAGTGACAAGGCGCTGCTGCGGGAGGCGAAATGAAGACTCTCCTGCTAGGTGCGAGTGGCCAGTTGGGCAGTGAAGTCGTCAAGCAGTGGTTCCCCGGGCACGGCACGCTGCTGGCACCCACCCGCAAGGAACTCGACCTGACCGACACGACAGCCGCTCGTGACTACATCCACACACACCACCCGGACTCCGTCATCAACTGCGCCGCATGGAGCGACGTAGACGGCTGCGAGCGCGACCCGGTCAAGGCGATGGACGTGAACTCCGAGGTCCCGAAGCTGCTTGCGCAGGCGTGCGCCGAGACTGACGCCATGCTCGTGCACGTGTCGTCGGACTATTGCGCCTTCACAGAACTCAGCGTCTACGCCCAAAGCAAGCTCATGGGTGAGTTCCACGTCCGCAGCCTTCTGCCGAAGACTGGCGTTGTGGTGCGGGTCTCGTGTCTGCTATCGCCGCATCCGAACGGGTGGGTCGCTGGAGTGTTACGGATGGCCCGAGAGGGCCTCGTCCGGGTCGCTTCGCAGATCACCTACCCAACCACGGTTGCCACCGCAGCCAAGGCGCTGTTGTACTTCGCGACCGAAGCGACATCGCTCGAACTGGAGCGCACCCGCGGGTACGTCAACATCACAGACAAGCCTGCTGTCAGTCGGTACGCGCTGGCCAACCGCATTGCGGTGTTGGCCTACAGGGGCACCTGCCTGCCGTTCGACATGCAAGAGGTGCCACCAGACATTCTCGGGGCATTCCGTCCAGTGGACTCACGCATGGCTGGGCCTGACGACCTGTTCGCCGAGGACTGGCGCGAGGCACTGCCCGGGATTGTAAACGAGGCGCTCGTGAACGCGGGGGCCGTCCAGCAATGAGCCGACAGGGCAGTGAAATCCCTCAGGGCATCTGGGAGCACTGCCGGGACCATCCACCCCTACCGGAGGGGCAGACACTCTCCCTGCTGCACAAGATCCAGCACGACGGGGATGAGCAGGCACTGAATCGCATCGTCGAGCACAACCTGCGGTTCGTGGTGATGCAGGCGATGAAGTACTGCCGACGCCTGAAAGATGCGGAAGCCTCCGACCTCATCGGTGTCGGCACGGTTGGCATCATCAACGCCGCGAAGAAGTTCGACCTGAGCAGTCAGGTGCGGTTCTTGACGTACGCCAAGTTCCACTTGGTTCAGCAGGTGCAGCTATACATCCGAGAGAAGTACCAGATTGCCAAGGTCCCGGTGCGGGCCTACTACCACATGCGCAACGGCCACGGGGGTAAGGAGACCGCGCAGCAGTCGGAGCTTTCTCGCATGGCCGGTAATGCGGTGAAGGCGGCGATTCCGTTACACGAGAAGGTGGACCTGTCGGGCAATACGTTTGGCGATGTAGGCGGCGACGGTCGCGGCTGTCTTGGCGGGTTCTCGGCAACGCCGATAGACGACGACCGCAGGAACCACATGCTGTCGGCGATAGAGAGCCTGCCACCACGGTGGCGAACGGTCATGGTCATGCGGGTGTACGATGAATTGTCCGGGGAGGACGTAGCGAAGGAACTGGGCGTGTCGCGCCAAGCGGTGCTAAAGACCGAGCGCAGGGCGGCAGAGGCAGTCAAGATGCACCTATACATCAAAGGCGTTCTGGACAGGAGTCCACTCGATGCCTAACGAGTTCAAGAAAGCCTTGCAGGGGCTGATGCTGTCGGACCCGATGCAGTCCAAGCTGCGCCGGGCCATCGTCGAGCAAGAGAAGGTGCTCATCGAGGCGATAAAGATCGCAGCGTCGGATGACGTGGACGCTGTCGCCGCTCCAATCGTGGATGTGAAGATCGTGGCGTTCATCAACGCGATGACGCCAGAGGAACGCACGGCCTATGTGAAGACGGGAGAACTGCCACAGGCAGTGTTCACGAGGGTCAACGCAAAACTGGAGGACGGCAAGTGACACTATGGCAGCAAGGCAAGGCCGACACGGCGGTCGCACTCCTCGGGTGCAGCGTCATCGGGGGGATCATCCTCCTGCATCTGCTGTTCTGGGGAGGGATTCTGTACTGCCTGTGGAAGCTCATCTCGTGGGTGGTGACGAAATGAGCATCCTCGACTATTTCGGCGGTCTGTTCGGGCGGCTCCCAATGAACTACAGCGGCGACGAAATCGCCAACATGCAGGCCGACAGCACCATGCAGCAGCTTAACCGGCAGATGTTCGAGTATCAGCGCCAGCAGGGACTCCAGATGCTCATGCGTGATGCGAAGCGAGCGGGCGAGGCGCACCCGAGGGCCGACATCATCGACTCTTCGGTGCATGTGTCGGCTATGTTCGACCGCGCTGCGGCTGGAAAGAATCCGTATCGGGACGGTGCTATCGACACCACCGCAGTCGATGTTGTCGAGCCGAAGGCGCTCATAGGGGGCGGCAGTGATAATTCGTAACTGCTACGCCTACATGCCCCACCCGTGGGACAAGGCCATCAGCTTTGCCGTGATGGATATCGACCTCACCAAGCGCCCAGCGGAGAGTGTCGGCGCTCCGCTCACGATGGTCCCGCACGAGGAAGGCACGATATTCGGCGAACCGACGTTCTCGCTTAACACGGAGGCCGCGCAGAAGCTCATGGACAGCCTGTGGGCTGTCGGAATTCGACCGTCTGAGGGTACAAGCTCTACTGGCGCGATGCGTGCCACCCAGAAGCACCTCGAAGACATGCGCTGGTTGGCGATGAAAGGCAAGGGGCCGAAATGAGCGCATGGAGGGAGTGCGAGGAACACCCACAGCCTGAGTGTGCGTGCGGCGCAGACAGGACCGGCGTGTCGATGTACTGCCAGTGTTGCAACATGCTGACGACCCTCCCGCATAGCCACCCGGAGCTTTCGCCAATCAGATGCCCGAGCCTGAAGACATAGCCGCCCGCGCCCATGCTCAGATGCTTGAGCATCAGGCGTTGTTCCGTGCCGACCCGTGGTACGCCATCGAGCGCGGCTGGGTCATCACGCAGGATGAGCACCCGCCAGAGGGGGTGCCAGCGGTGCGCCCATTCCCGGCGCTCGACAACCTGAGGGCGGCAATGGTCATGATGCTGACCGAGCAGCGAGGCATGATGGCCAAGACGCGCCAGTTGATGATCACGTGGCTGGTGGCGTGGCTGTTGCTCTGGGACGCCATCACCGTGGAGGGGCGGCTCAACATCATCCAAGGCAAGCGGCTCGATGACGTGATGGCGAAGGGGCAGAAGAGCGTGCTCGGTCGCATCAGGTTCATGCGGAAACACCTGCCCGCGTTTCTCCAGCCCGAGGTTCTCGAAGAGAACATGACCTCGGAGTCCTACGCGAACGGGTCCACCATCGAGGCATTGCCGGAAGGCGGTTCGGTGGTCAGGTCGCGCACGCCGTCGCGCATGCTGATGGACGAGGTCTGCTTCCACGAGAGCGGCGAGAGCAACTGGAACGCCGCCAACCCTGCGGCTGGATGGCTCTGGGCGGTGTCGACACCAAACGGTCACGAGTTCCTGTGGAGACAGGCAGACCGAGACAAGCCGTGGGACGACTGGCGTCACTGGCCGGAGATCCGCAAGGGCCTGCACGGCTACAAGAGCGCCAACGGCATCATGCTCGCGTTTCTGTCGTGGGAGTCGGACCCGTCCAGATGCACGCCAGAGGCGGCGTCAGCGCGGCGGAAGGGGTACACGTCGGAGCGCGACTTCATGCGCGAGCAGATGGGCAGCTTCTCGATCTACTCCGGTGTGGGTGTCTACTCCAACGAGTTTCGAGAAGACACGCACGTCATCGCGAAGTACGTGCCGAATCCGATGGGTCCAATCATCAGGGGCTGGGACTTCGGGTACAACGGGCAGGCGGTGGGGTTCTATCAGTTGAACTCGCTTGGCCAGCTTGTCTGGTTCGACCTGATCATCCTCAAGCATGTCGGTCTCCCGGTAGTGGCGCAGGAAGCGGTGCGCCGCATGGGCGTGTACCACTCGGTCACCAAGCAGCGCAAGTTCATCGGCGCGGACGGTCAAGGGACCATCATCGGCCCGGTGGTGAACGACTACGGAGACCCCGCAGGCGAAGCGCACGATGCGCAGGGGGAAACGGTCGCGGCGGTACTGTCCCGGCACGACATCCACGTGCGCTCCAAGCCGACCACCGGGCGCAAGAGTCATCTGGTCGAGCAGGTGCGCATGTTGCTGATGCCACGGAGCGACGGCACCCCGGGTATATTATTGGCTCGGAACAGTCCCGAGATGGAACACGCCATTGCAGGCTTCAACGGCGGCTACCACTGGGGACCACCGAAGGACGGCAAAGCGGAAAAGACAGTCCCGCACAAGGATGGGTTCTACGACCACATCTTCGACCAACTGCAGTACGCTGTGGACCATGTTGCGCCGTTGCGCCCGGCGTGGAAAGAAGACAGTCCTCAGGGCAATATCTGGTGGCGCGAGGAATCAATCGGCGTGGGCAATGAGGTTGACCTGCCATACGGCAGCGACCAGCGCACCACGCCATTCTAGGAGGCAGCACAATGGCAACTCCGGGCGCGTACATGAATGCGAATCAGCAGGGCGACGGCGCAGCGGTAGAGTCTGAAGGCGCGGCAGGCGCTGGCGAGCCGACACCGGCCCGTGCAGGCGGTGGCATGAGCGACGAAGGTGAATACAACTCGGCGGCGCAGAACGCCAACGCATCTCAGCATGGCCGTCCAGCCATCTCCGAGAAGCCCGACAACCTGACAGGCAGCATCGAGAGCAGCGGGCCGAGCAGGAGCGAAGGCGACATCGGCATCCAACAGTACCCCTACGTTGGCCCCCCGTCGCGGACGACTGCCCCGGGAGGTTCCGGCAACCCGTACGAGGGTGACGGCGGTCTGTGAACGAGCCGCTTGATCTGATCAAAGGCGAGCCGCCCGAGGCGTTCAGGACTCACGCCAAGGGCGGCTCCTATCCCCAGCAAGGAGCCAATCCAGATGCCAGCAAAAAAAACCCCAAAGAAGATTGCCAGCGCCTCGCCTAAGAAGAAGCCGTTGCCTGTCCATGTCGCGGTAATCATTGACGAGAGCGGGAGCATGTCGTCATGCGAGCAGGCCACGCGGTCTTCGTTCAACGAGTTCATCGAAGTGCAGAAGCAGGACAAGGCAGTCGCAAGCATCACCCTGACGGCGTTCAACACGGCGTGCAGGAAGGTGTTCTCGGGTGTCCAGACGAAGTCCGCACCGCTGCTGACTGAGAAGAACTACTGCCCGCACGGGCTGACCGCGCTGCACGATGCGGTGGGCGTAACAGTCAATGCGCTGATGAAGGCTGTCCCGAAGAAGCATCGGGTGCTGTGCTGCATCATGACCGATGGGCAGGAAAACGCCTCGAAGGAATATGACCTCAGCGACATCAAAGCGCTCATCGAGAAGATGCAGAAAACGAAGCTGTGGACGTTCGTGTTCATCGGGGCGAACCAGAATGCGTGGTACGAGGGGAGCAAGATGGGCATCCCCATAGGGAACGCGATCAACTACGCCGCTACACCCGCTGGCACCATGGCGGCTGGGGCGGGACTTATCTGCAACACGTCGGCCTACACGCACAGCGCGGCTGGGAGCACGCAAACATTCTGGGGCGGGCAGCGCGTGGTAACGCCAGCCAAGACCCCTCGGGGGAAACACTGATGGCCGACAACTCGTTGTCGGCGGTGGAGAGGGCTTCTGGCGGCAAGCTCCCCGTGTGGGTCAACGACCCGGGAGAAGGCGTGCACCTGCACCTCGGGGCATGGAAAACCCCGAAGGCTGGTTACATCAACGTCGATAGAGTTCCGTTCGATGGCATCGACGCAGTGGCCGACCTCGAAAAGGACTGGCCGTGGGAGGACAGTTCGGTGGACAGCATCGTCGCTCTGGATGTCGCCGAGCACTTGCGCGGGTGGTACGAGTTCCCTGACCCGGTGTACCTGCGAATGGTCAGAGCGGCAACGGACCCCTTGGAGGCCGTGAAGATTCTGGCGCAGGCCATTGAGCACCCCGTCCGTCGATACGGGGCAATCCACTTCATGAACGAGGCGTGGCGCGTGCTGCGCCCAAACGGACGGATGCTCTTGTCGGTGCCCAGCACTGTGGGTGTTGCAGCGTTTCAGGACCCGACTCATGTGAGCTTCTGGAACGCCCGGTCGTTCTCGTACTACCTGATCGACAACGAGACACACCAGCCCGGGACGTGGAACCCAGACATAACGGCCCGCTTCCTGATGTCGAGTGGGTGGTCCGTCGTCATGTCTGACCAGCAGTGGGACAGCGCCCATCTCCGGGCCTACAAGGGCGATGGCATATAATTGACCCGGAGCAGTTCATGTCCTTCGGAGGATTCGCGATGGCTCAAGGCAGAGTGGCAGACGCAGCGGCCAATAAGTATTCGGCTGGCGGCGGAGAGATGAACACGTTCAACGTGAAGGACTCGGACGACGGCGACGGCAATAACGTGTTCGTCGGCGACCTGTCCGTCCAGAATCTGGTGATGCTCGGGCTCGCGCTGCCGTGTGTCGGTGGCGAGGAGTACAACGAACCCGGCGAGAAGGAGTGACCATGGCAGGAACCCTGATGGAAAAGGTCAACGGCTGGCTTGGCAAGCGGGGCAACAAGTCGGAAATAAAGGGTCCGCGTGGTCGCGGCAGGATTGGCTACGGTGGCGGCGCTGGTGGCGGAACCTCCGTCCCCAGACCCAAGGCGATGTCCATCCAGTCCCCGGCGACATCCGTCCCCAGACCCAATGGGAATCTGTCGATACCGAGGCCGAAGACAGGAGGAACGTCAATCCCACGCCCGACTGGCGGAGCCGTCGTCAGGGGCATCTTCGGGAAATTATGAAGACTGTCGTCACAATCACGACGCCTCCGCTGGAGTGGAGCAAGCAAAAGCTGGTCGAGATGCGCCGCGACATACTCCTCTTCTTGGCCCAGCAGTGCGCGCCGAACTCGCAGTGGACTGAGACTCTGGTGGGCATGCCGCCCGAGAAGCCGAAAGCAGCGCCAATGTACGTGAAGCTGAAGTGCAAATCGTGCAAGCTGGCACCGTGGTACGCGGACAAGTTCACGTCGTGCCCGGTGTGCGGGCAAAGGCAAACCGTTGTGAAGGCCACCGTCAAGCGGGTTCCGCTTCCAGACGGAGTGCAGGCGGTCGAATGACCGGGAAGCCAACGCCGCAGTAACTCGGAGACGCCGTGCCCATAGAGTCAGCCCAGACTGCTCGATTCACCGGGAACCCGTTCAACTACCCGATCCTCTCCGGGGACGTACACCAGAGAGCCGTTCGGATGGTTTCAGAGCGGCTCAAGTACGGGGAGAACTTCCACAAGTCGCAGTTCGAGCGGTTCTACCGTTACGAGCGGCTCTACAACATGGTCGCCAAGCGCAAGCAGGCTGACTGGAGAGCCAACGCATTCCTGCCCTACGCCTTCTCAATCGTCGAGCAATCAGCGGCGATCAAGTGGCTCGCGCTGATGCTGACGAAGCCCTACGTCACAGTCACAGCCCGCATCGCGGAGCTAGAGGACGTTGCGGCCAGACGCGGCCAGATACTCGACTGGCGCTTCTCTGGTGACCTAGACCTGCCGACGCTGTCTGGCACCGCCTTCCGCCAGTGTGAGCGTTACGGGAAGTCAATCATCGCGATTGCTCCGGACTGGTGCAGCAACACGATGGTCTACCGAGACTACACGGAACTCCCTACGGCACTCGGCCCGCAGGCCCGCATCGCATGGAAGAGCCGCGACGACAACACCTACAGGCTCAAGGCGCAGGTCGTGGACCTGACGGACTTCATCGGAGAGCCGGGCAAGCGCCGGATCAATGGGCCGGACGGAATGCGTTGGACGATCCTGAAGCGCGTCAAGGATTACGACGAGCTTGAGGAGATGGAGGCGCGGCAGGAGATCGGCATTGCTGTCGGTGGGCAGCCTCTCAGTGCTTTGACATTCGGAATGCCAGCGGAGGCTTCCGAGAACTACAAGCTGCGCCGCTCGCTCATGGGCAGCGGCGGGGATCTGGAGCAAGACAAGGACCCCTACGCGAGGCCGGTCGAGCTTTCGGTGTTCCAAGGCTACGTCCCGCGCCACGGCTTTGTTGACCCGCAGATAGCCGAGATGGAAGCGCAAGACGGAAGAGACCCCTTCATGCGCCTCATCGTCATCGCGAACCGCCAGACATGCCTGATGAACATTGCCCTTCCGTGGGACCACCGGATGTGGGGATACGTGGAAATGGATACCGTCCCCGACCCCTACGAGTTCTGGGGGCGAGGGAAGATCCAGCCAGCCGAGCACCTGCTGTACGTCGCAAACGAAATCACGAACATGCGACTCGACAACGTCAAGCAGGCGGTCCACGGCATGATCGGTGTCTGGGGCGACCGGATGCCAGCCGGATGGAAACGCCGAATGATGCTTCAACCGTGGGGGATCATAGAGACGGCAGGCCCAATCAACGAAGCCATTGGCCGCATCAACATGGGCGACGTCACCGCGAGTTCCTACGAGGAGCAGCAGCAACTCTGGACACTGATCCAAGAAACCAGCGCCATCAACGAGACCATGATGGGCGCTCCGGGGCCGTCCAGAACCTACGGGGAGCACGCATTGAAGGCAGAGAGCGCCAGCAAGCGGCTCCAGTTCGAGCTTGTCGGGCAGTCCCAGCAACTGCTCGCGTATCCGTTCGGCCTGTCCGGGTTCGTCACGAAGCTCGACCGCCAGTATCTGCCCCTGCCGGTCTACGTTGGCGTTGTCAGGCCAGACTCACCAGACGATTTCATGACCATCAAGATGCGGCCATCGGATTTCTCGGCGGACGACCGGTACTTCCAGTACCAGCCGACTGGCGCAACCGAGGGTATCAACCTTGCCGCAAAGCGTTCCGACCTCGAACAGATGATCGGGGCGCTCGCGCCACTGCTGCCGATGCTCCTTCCGATGGGCTTTAACGTCGCGGAACTCGCATCGACAATCATCAAGACCTTCGGGTCGGACCCGAAGCGGTTCTTCCCGCCACTGATTGGGGCAGACTCAGCGCTTCAACCGGGGATGGGTTCCCCGGGAGACCTGCCGCAGGGGATGGGGCAGGGTCCGGGCGGAGCGCCGATGGGGCCGGGAGGGCCGGGGGGGCTGGTGCCGCCAGACATGGGCCAGATGCCCGGGGGAATGGGTCAGATGCCGGGAGGCATGGGCATGGGCGCACCTATGGGCGGAGGGCTGCCGCCGCCTCCTCCGGTGATGGGGCGAGAGCCTACCGGCGGGATGATGGGAATGGGGCCGGGAATGAATCCAATTCTGTCGGCAATCATGTCGGGGAGGCGGTGAGTGATGGCAGATGACTTTGAGTACGACGAGAAGGAAGCTACCCTGATATGGTATCGGCTCGTGAACTCGGACGACTACAAAGCGTGCGTGCAGTTCGAGGCGACGATGCGGTTGTCGAAGGCCATCTCGGACGGGCTTGACCGCAGCATGTCTGGCAGCGACCGCGATGCGGCCTCCGGGCGCGCCGAGGCATGGACCGTGGTGTCGAACTGGGGGCCGTACTACACGAAGATGTACGAAGACCTCAAGCGCGAGCAGTCTGATGTGCGCGTCGGCGATGCCGAGGCCCCCCCTCGGTGGCCCGAAGAATCCAAGGCTGACGTGCCCGCAGAGGCTGACAGGCGGTGGCCGTACTCGGAGCCAGTCCTATGAGCAACGACCCCTCCCCGTGGGCAGAGTGGTCCGAGCCCTTCCCTGAGCCTGAGCGAGCCTCTACGGCGGAACTCCTTCGCGAAGCAGTGCAGGACCGGCGCGAAGAGGAGGCGGAGTCGCAAAAGAATGCGCTGCTCTACGAGAAATACGCCAACCGCATGACCCGAGACGGCAGGATCATCCTCTAGCCGCACGACACCCTCCCCGCTGTGCCTATGTTTGCCACCGTAGTCCCCCTGCTATCGCAGGACGACGACTACGTGAGGTGACATATGGACTTGCCACGATTCAACCCCGAAGGACAGGGCGCGCAGGGCACAGGGAATATCCCCCCCGAAGCGTTCCGTCAGGGACTCTCACCAGCAGACCTAGACCTGCTCGGCGCGACTACGCGACCGGAAGATAACCCGGCAGTGCAGTCGACCATGAACCAGCAGGTGGACGCGATGCTGGCAGAGACTGGACTTGCCACGCCCTCGGAAGGCCCCGGGACTGCAGCCGTGGAGGCTGAAAGCCCGACGACGCCGACCCCGCAAGGTCAAGCGCCAGAAGACAGCAGAGACGAGAAGCTCGAGCGCCTCAGAGGGAAGTACGGAGACAACTACGACGAGCTTGCCAAGGCGTACCTGAACATCAATCGCACGAGTCTTCAGACGAATCAGGAAAACGCAGACCTTCGCAGGGAGCTTTCCGAGATCAAGTCGATGCTCGGAGAGCGGCAATACTCCCCTGAGCAGGCAAGACTGCCGCAGGCCGAAGCGCCGCTCACCCCGGACGACTTCTACCGCGACCCGATTGCGACCACGAGCAAGATCATCTCCGAGCAGCTTGTCGGGTTTGCTCAGGCTCTGGAGTCGCAGAGGGTGAACGAACAGCGGGAAAATCAGTTCCGGCAAACGGTCGAGAAGCGCCAGACAGAGATCGAGCGCCTGTCCCCCATCATGGAGGACATCGCAGGCAGACGCCCAGAGCTATACCGCGCCCTGCCCCGCGAAACAGCGTTGGACCTTCTTCTGGAGCAGGCCAGAGACCGGGAGGCCGCAACCCGTGGTGTCGCTCTCCAGAGCGAACTGTACCAGACCATGGGCTGGCATCCAGCGACACCGACCAACACCGCCCCGCCTGTCGGCGCGGGTGGGTTCCCTGTTGGCGGCGTGGCATCGACGCGAGCGGTTGCTCCTCCGCAAGGCTCCGGGCCAACGCCGGGGCAAGGATGGGCCAACACGGGCGCGATGCAGCGGCTCATGCGTTCAACTCCTGACACGTCCAGCGAAGACCGTGCGCTAAACGAGGTGTTGAAGGAACGCCAGTTTGGCGAGCATATCCCCATCTACTGATGGGTAAGGAGAAGCAGCCATGCCCTTGAACAGTCTAAACCTAGCGACAGCTTTCACGGGAGGTCCGTACCGGGAAGACCTGATGGATGTGATCAACATCATCAGCCCGACTGACACCCCGTGCTACACGATGTTCCGAAAGGTGGCGGTCTCGAACGTCCTCACCGAGTGGCTCACAGACAAGCTCGACGTCGCCGCGTCCAACGCGGTTGGCGAGGGTACGTCCGCTGTTGAGCAGGCGATGACGGCTCGCGTACGGCTCAGCAACGTCACTCAGATTTCCAGAGAATGCTACGACGTGTCAGACACCCTGCGTGCGATCAATGCCGCAGGCATCAGAGACGAGTTCCGGTACCAGATGGGCCGGGCGATGCGCCAGTGGAAGCGAGATGTCGAGCACGACATCATCGCTGGCAGCGCACTGACGAGCACCTCGGCGACCGCGCTTCGCTGTGCGCGGGGCCTGTACCGAACGCTCGTTCTGTTCGACTCGCTCACGGCGACAGCAGCCGCGAGCACGCTGAACGTGCAGGAAGACGAGATCAACGCTCGCCTGATGGCCGTGTGGACCAACGGTGGTCTGTGCGACTACATCCTGTGCACTCCGCTCCAGAAGCGGGCGATCTCCAGCGGGTTCGCTGGCTCGGTGAACACTCGGCGCAACTCGCAGGTGTCCGAGAACACGGTGGTCAACGTGGTGGACTTCTACCTGTCCGACTTCGGGCAGGTGAAGGTCCTTCCGCATCGCTGGTTCACGAGCGCCGCTCCGTCGAGCACGAATCTTCAGACGTGTACGTTCCTGATCCAGTCGGACAAGTGGGTGCTCGGATTCCTCAGGCCACCCAAGAACGTCCCGCTGGCGAAGGTCGGCTCGTCTGAGAAGGCGATGGTCGAAGGCGAGTGGACACTCATCGGGTTGCATCCGTCTGCGAACTCGTTCCTTAGCGGACACGCTTCTGGGACGTACAACGACAGCTTCCCGCTCAACTAACACCTATGACAGTGCCTGCGGCCCGCTTGTGGTCGTGGGCACTGTCTTGAGGGCCATTCTATGGGAATGAGTTACACGACAACGGCGATAACGACGACGGGGACTCAGGCAATAGTCGCTGCTGCAGCAGGCCGCTCAGTCATTGTCCACGGGTACAGCATAAGCATCGCTACCGCTGGGACAGCCACATGGAAAGACAGCGCTGCCGTCGCGATATCGGGGGCCATGACGCTGGCTGTCGGGGTGGCGGCGGCAATGTCGACATCGTCAATCCCATGCCTAAGAACACCGGTTGGCACCGGGCTGAGTATTACTGCGACGGGTGGGGGGACGCTCGCCGGTCACGCTACATGGAGCTATGACGTCTGATGGGATCTCTCCTGTTTGCTCCGATCTCCGCCGTGGCCGTCGGTGGTGCGGTAGAGATCGCGCCGCGCACTAGGCGCGGGACCACGGTAGCCACTGGATTCGCTGCCCAGCTATCACCGCAAGTCCCGACGGTAACTGGCCCAGATTTCGGAGACATCGTAGCCGGGGACATTGTGTATTACGACATCGCGGCGGTGGCCCCGTCGCTAGCCACCAAGTACACGGTGGTTTCTACCGTCGGGGAGAACCTGACGTTGTCGTGGTCCGACGCCCCAGCATCGCGCACCGTTGTGGCAGGGAAGATTTTCAGCCCGGGCAATCATTCTCTCGGCGTCCTCAAGGTGCTGGGATATCAGGTGTCGACGACGCTGGACACAGGGACGGTCGCGTTTGCATCCGGCGTAACCGCGCTCACCGGGGCAAAGACCCTGTTGGCAGGCCGACCGGACTCGGTCTCGGTCGGGACGGTCCCGGTCTGCACATCGCTGCCAAATCAGATGCTCTACGTGCTGACGACGACTGCCGGGACATTGAGCGGGTTTGCGGTCACGTCATCCTAACGGATTGAGGGGGAGGCAGTCATGTCGGAAGACGGAAAGAACTACAGCCCATCGTACTTGGCCGAGATGAACGTCGGTCGGAAGTGGCTACTCAATACTCCAGACGGGAGGATGGCCACGGATCACCTCAGGCGGTCGTTCGGGAAGATGGCCGATGACGCTCTGAGCGACGGCAAGTGGGTCCCGTGGGATGACATCGTGAAAGAGTACCGGGGCGGGGTGATGCTCGCGGCCTCGAACAAAGAGGCCCGAGAAGCGTTTGAACTCGCCCGGCATTCGACAACAGCCCTTGGCTCGCCGTTGCCGGGCAAGAGCAGGCTGATGCGCTTCTTCAGCCCCCCGCAGGGCTACGTGTTCCGAAGGATCACGGAGTCAGGGGACGCCAAGTATTGGGAGACGCCCATCAACGTGATGCGCGAGGCGCTCAGGGAAGAAAACGCCGCGTACCTGTGCGTCCCTCGCTGGGTGATTGCCGCGCACCTCGAATCTCTCTTGCCACGTAATCCGAAGTCCACTCGTGACGAAGCTCAGGCGGCAGGGAACCTGCTCATCATGCCAGAGAACACATCGACAGTCGTGTCGGACTTCGACACGGCGACACCCACCATTACCTAAGAAACCAAGGAGAAACCATGGATGTTCTAGGAGCACTGAAGGTCGGCGGTGGCGTAGCGTCAGAGGTCAAGAGCATCGTCTGGGCTAGCACGACGATTGACATCTCCGCTAGCATTGCCCCAACAGCACAGAGTTCGTACAGCGCAGTCGCCGTTGGGTTCAGGACGAATCACAACGTGATGGCTGAGTGGGGGTCAGCCACCACCTCCGCGAAGGGCGCTGTCTTCCACGGGGCCGCGTGTCTTACCGCCGACACTGTCACCCTGACCTGCTACAACCCCGCCTCCTTCATTTGCAGTGGCTCCGCGGCGGAACCCGTCCTCGTCGTTGGGTGGCGGTAGTATGCAGAGAACGCTTTCGGTCATCATCCCCACCCGAGGCAAGCTGGATCTGGTGCAGCGCGGACTTCGTGCACTCATCGCGCACGTTCCTGACGGCGTTGTGCTGGATACGGTGCTAGTTGAGCACGGAGGAACCCTCTGCCAGAACCTTGGCACCTCGGATGGGTTTGCAAGGGCGAACATCAAATGGATAGCTGCGCCCGAGACAGCCTCGTACTCTGAGATGAATAATCTGGGCGTGGCGGCGGCAGAGGCCGGGACCCCACTGCTGTTCATGAACAACGATGTCGTCCCGCAGGCTGGATGTGTTGCCGCGATGCTCGCAGTGCTTGACGCGCACGCGGACGTTGGGGTCGCGGGGGCAAAGCTCCTGCACAATGACGGCACTATCCAGCATCTCGGCGTGGCGTTCGGGATAGACGGGGTCCCTCATCACGTGGGCTGGGGGCGCGACCCCGAGACGTTCGCGCCAGCGACACGGAACGATTACTACGACTGCGTTACCTTCGCGCTCGCCTTGGTTCGCCGCGAGGTATGGGACGACGTCGGTGGCCTGTGTCCGGAGTACTTCTTCAACTACGAAGACATCGACTTCTGCCTCTCGGCGCGAGAGAAGGGGTGGCGGTGCTATGTCGATATGGCCGCGACTGCACTGCACGATGAGGGTGCCTCCGCGTCTGACAGAAACACCAAGGACCACGGCCAGCGCCGCAACTGGGATGTCTTGGTGAAGCGCTGGGTGACCGGTGGTCGGATCAAGAAGGCTCTCGGGCTACCGTTATCGGGCAGGATGTTCTCGCATCAGGCGTCCGCGTCCTACAACGTGGCTTTCCTCCCATGGGTGCGTGGCGGTGGAGTAACCGAGTGGCGGCTTGAGGCCCCTGCCAGAAAAATCGCAAAGAAGAAGCTCATGAATACAGTGCTGGTCTACGGAGACATGCCATCGGCTCAGGTCATCGAGACGCTGGCATCTGCGCATGTCGCCGTGATGCACGGGTTCACGGATGACTGGATTTCGGCTATCGCTAAGGACAAGTCGGGTCGCCCGTTCGCGATGGTGTACGACTACGATGACCACCCGCTCCACATCAGCCCGTATGCTCAGGCGTACGCCTCGTTCGGAACCAAAGAGATTTACATGGTGGACACGGTTACCGGGGATAGGGAGTGGCTGTGGCGCGACGGGCAGAACCGGCTCGACCTGCAAAGAAACCGGGTGCGGTTGGAAAAGCAGATGTCGATCTTGGCAAACGTGGACTGCGTTACAACGTCAACGGCCCCACTCGCCGGATTTTTCAAGACCCTGAACGCCAACGTGAAGGTCCTGCCGAACGCCATAGACTTCGACCTCTATAGGGACTGGAACGTCCTGTGGGAGAGGAAGACGTCTGGCCGTATTCGCATTGGGTGGCATGGAGGGGACAACCATTGGCATGACATAAGCCAGATTGGCCCCGCACTGACGGCCTACGTCAACGCCCACGATGTCGAGTTGGTTCTGTTCGGAGCGTTCTACCGGGGGCCTTTCAAGGGCATCGACGAGAGCAAGGTTGTCGAGGAGGACTGGGTTCACATTCAGGCGTTCCCGCACAAGCTCGCCGCCCTTGGGATCGACATCGCGGTGGTCCCTCTGGCCAATCCGGATGATCAGTTCATGGAGTTCAACCGGCACAAGAGCGGGATCAAGTACTTGGAGTACGCAGCGCTGCGGATTCCATCTCTGGTTGCAGGTGGCCGCGATGCGTACGATATGTGCGTGAATGGCTCCAATGCGCTCACCTACGACTCCGACGAAGAGTTCGAGGCCCAGCTAGACCGGCTGGTCAGAGATTCAAAGCTCAGGAAGTCCATCGGGTCGGCGGCATTTGACTACGTCAAGGAGTTCCACGACCTCGACAAGAACATCTACGAGTGGTGCGACCTCTACTCGTCGCTTGCGGAGACATCTGCGGCCAGCCGCATCGAGCAGGAGGCGTTGCTGTCGGAGCCGAAGGACCTCGACCTGCGGGGCGCTTCCAGTAACGCCGCCGGAGAAGGCGCAATCGTGATCCCGTTCCCGTCGCAGGCAGCCGTCTGAGGTGGACTGATGGCGCTTATTATCACGACGACACCGACTACCACCCCGGCTGGGAATCACGTCACCCTCGGCCAGATGGTTTCAGACGTGGCCGAATGGTATGGGTTCTCCGGAGACAACGAGCGAGAGGGTCTGTGCCGTCGTGCAATTCAGGGCGCAGTCCACGATCTGAACCGCAAGCGCCTCTGGCGTTTCAATCTGATAGAAGCGGCCAGCTTCAATACCGTGGTCGGTACGGCGACGTATTCGCTCACTACGATTGCGCCGCAACTCTGGCGCGTTTACAACCTGCGCAATTCATCGGCACCGGACTACACGCTGATGGGGACGCAGCAGGGCACATACGACATGATGTTCCAGAGCCAGTCGGGCGTCACGGGCGCGCCCTTTGCCAGAGTTGACTTCAACATCTACCGAGACAGCACGATAAAGATCCAGCCAGCGCCGGATGGCGTGTACTCGATGACGCTACGCTACTTCAAGGTCATCGACACGCCGACCGACGATACGGCGGGGCTTGACCTGCCTCAGCCCTATCAGACGATCCCGAAGTATCAGGCCCTTTACCACATGGGACTCTACGTCGGATCAAGGGAGGCCGACCGATGGAAGGGCGAGTACGAGCAGGGCGTCAAGGACATGGAGATGATGGACGACGACACAGGTGACGAAATCCTCCGGTTCTACAACGTAGAAGAAGTGATGAGTAACGCCGCGCAATACGGGAATCTATCAAGCAGGCCAAGATACCTCGACTTCTACTAGGAGCATCAAGTGGCAACGCCGACACCGAAGCTGGGCAGATTCCGTCAGGAGATTCTCGAACCAGACGGGGACATAGTTGCGACAGCGACCGTCCGGCGTAATCCTGCTGGCGCGTACCTGCTTGACGATGCCGCACCAACGAACACCGTGAGCGTCTATGACATCGGAGCGATCCGGGTCCCTACGGCTGTCGAGATCGCTGGCGGCACGCAGCAGATACTCAAGATCGTCGACATCACCGGGATAGAGCGCTCTGACACGTGGACGGTGTCTGCGGTCAACGTGACGGCGACTCCTCCGACCGTGACGCTTGGTGGCGTGGCCCCTGCTGCTATCACAGGTAGCGGGAACAAGCACCCACGGCTTGTCATTGTAAGCCCGATCCCGACTACCTATGGAGACCCGACCGGCATAGCTACCGGAAGCAATCCAGCCACCAGCGACGGGACGAGCGGCGGGACTTCTGGAATTGTTGCCGACTACCTGCGTGCCGGGGCGTATGACGTGAAGGTGCTCTCGACCGACGCCACGTACATCTACTACTACGACATCATCGTCCCTCTCGTAACAGGTGGCCTTGCGTTCGATGTCACGGACGTACGCTTCGGGGCCAAGGGCGACAACAGCGCCAATGACGGGCCTGCAATCAACAAGGCGCTTGTAGAAGCCGGAAGGACTGCGACAGCAACGAACACCGGGGCTGTGGTTTGGCTGCCACCTGGGCTCTATCTGACAACGGAATCAATCGAGGTCCCAGACAACGTCGACCTCGTAGGGCAGTCCATGCACTCTGCAATCATCAAGGCCCAGACCGGCGTGACCAGTTATCTCGTGCGAGTTGGCGGGGCTTCTGGTGTAGCCAGAGGGTGCAGGGTCCACGGGGTCTACCTTGACGCCACAGCCGTTTCTGGGATTATTGGCCTGACAGTGCCGTCGGCCCCGAACATCAACACCGTGATTCGTCACTGCGGCATAAGCACAACCTCCAACCACGCGATCTCGATGGGCAGCACTACTGCCGGTGCTGACTGGACCATCTCCGACTGCCTCCTGACAGCGACCGGGGCCTTCTCTGCCGTCCTGACCAACGGAGATATGAACTTCACCGTCAGGGAGTGTCTGATGTCCAACGCCGGGTCAGCCGTGGCGGCGGGGATGGTTGCCGTTGTTGGTGGCAGCGGAACGTGCCTGAGTGTTGAGGGTTCAGGATGGGCAGACCTGTTCAAACTCACCAGTGCCGCTGTCGTGAATGTTATCGGGTGCCGTTACACCACAGGCGGCACTTCCACAACCAACGTCGTCAACATCGCCACTGGGTGTTACGCCAATGTCATCGGGTGCCTCAAGGGCGCGGCCACCAACCTCGTCATGAACAATGCAACCCCATCCACGGACGCCAACGGCTTTTACCTGATGGGTGTGAGCGGGGCCATCCTGTCGTCGCTGACATCTCTCGTTGCAACAACCCCGATCCCGCAGACGTTCTCTGGCGGGCTGACTTCGAGCGGGACAACAACGCTCGCTGTTGTCAACGCTTCCGGGCTGGTTACTCTCAGCGGGGGCGTAACCTCGGCTGCTCTGCAGCCAGCCATAGTTAATCGGCTGCTTTCCCCATCAGAGAGCGTAGTCGCCGCGGCGACCATCAGCGTAACAAAGAACACCGTGCTCTTGACTGGGGCTGCGCCGATAACCATATCGACGATCCAGATTGACGCCGGAGCGCCGACCTCGGCCCATGACGGATACCAAGTGATGTTCGTGAACGCCGGGTCTGCCACGTTCAGTTTCGATCAGACTGGGAACATCCTTGTGTCTGGTGGGGCTGGCGACACCGACATTACATCCGGTGCCACAACGCCGCAGACTGCCACGTTCAGGTATCTGCACAACCTGACGGGGTCGAAGTGGCTGCAGGTCGCGCCGAAGGCCGCGCACTAGCGTCATGGCCACCCAAGCGCGGCCTCGTATCCCGCTGGACCAAGGACTCAACTTGGCCAGCCCCCATTCGGACATGAAGGCCGGGGAACTGAAGATCGCCCGCAACTACATGTACCTGCCGGGTACGACCTACCTCACGGCCCTGAGGGGGCGCAGAACCATCGCGACCATCGGCCTGCCTATCACAGGACTTGCGTGGGTTAAGTTCAGGTCTGGGACTGCCTACCTCGTGGCCTCTGCCGGGAGCGCATACTACGCGGCGACCGCTGACGGGGCCAGCGCGTTCTCGTCGGTCTCGACGCTCACGGCTGCCGCCGGAAAGATGCAGGGCTTCTACTCGGACCACACCGACCGCGCCTACTTCATCGACGGCGCGAACCGCATGAGGGTGTGGACTGGTAGCGGCTCGATGCGGAACGCCGGACTGCAGACCCCTTCGTCGGGGACCGTCGCGTGGGCCGCTACAGGGACAAACTACCCGCAGGACAGCACGTTTTACTACGCGCACAGCGAGTACGACTCGACAAACGACATCGAAAGCCCACTGTGCACTCCTGCGCAGAGCGTTGCGACTGCGGACGACGGGTCGTTCCGGTACACGTTCCCTACGACCACCACGAACGGCTCCGACTTCGACAAGTACCGCGTCTACAAGACCCAGCATGGCGGCAACGTCTTTTACCGCGTGGGGACAATCGCGAAGACGACGACTGTGTGGATTGACGGAACAGACGCTGCCGGTACCGGTACGCCGGTAGCTAACGCCGCCATCTTAGGCACAGGATTCACCACCATCGACGATGAGTTTCTCTCGACCAAGGAGTTCTCCCCTATGGTCGGGCAAGGCCTGAGGACGAATACGGTCACGGCCACAGGGCTTCCTCCGGTGGGGTCAATCGGAGGGTTTTTCCAAGGAGTGTTTTGGGTGTCTGGAGTTGCTGGGTATCCGCACCACGTCTACTGGAGCAATGAGTTCCAGCCAGAGACATTCAGTCCAGTGAACTTCATGCCCATCGGTAACGATTTCGGAGACCCGGTGACGGCGGGCGGTGTCTGCAACGACCGGCAGATTTTCTTCACGACCAACAGCATCTACCGGCTCAACGCATGGCCAAGCGTGGTTGACCCGGGGTTTGGCCTTGGCTCGGTGAGGCGCGAAGAGGTCACCAAAGACCACGGCTGCATCGCGAAGCGGTCGGTGACCAACTTCGGCGTCGGCCAGCCAAACAACCGACTGTTCTACCTGTCAACTCGCGGCCCTATGGTTACGGATGGTTATGGGACGTGGCCTCTGCATGCAGACCTCGACTGGTCAAACCGCATCATCAACCCGGCCTATGCGAAGAATGCCGTCGCGGTAAACTACCCGAAGTACCAGCAGGTGTGGCTGTTCTGCCCGAGCAGGACCTCGACGACCAACGACATCGCGTTCATCTACCACTACGACTCCTCCCACATCAAGCACTCGGAGACAGTCGCGGTGGGCAAATGGATGGGACCGGCGCACGTCAGGTGCTCTGCCGCAGTGCTCGGCCTGGAAGAGAATACCGAAGGCGTGATGTACGTCGCCGACGCAGACGGGAGCGGGAAGATATATCAGGAAGACGACGGCGGGAGCGATGACCAACTGTACGACGATGCTTCCGGTGGAATCTGGGCCGAGTGGGAGACTGGAGACTGGCCCCTTGGCGCAGAGAGCACCGAGAAGCGGGCGCGGCGTGTGTTCCTCAGCATCGTCGGGTCGGACGCATACAAGCCACGACTCTCATTTGCGAAGTCCAAAGCGACCAAGGAAGACCATGTTGCCCTGACGCTCATAACCGAGTCCGGGTCAGAAGAGATGGCTATTGGCAGGTCGAACTCAAAGCAGATGAAGACGCGCACGTACCGTGGCGGCATCTGGCGTACTGGGTCTCACATGCGATTCCACAGCAACTATGTCGGCACCGGGGAGCACTCCGTGGCGACCATCGAGATCGAAGTCGAAGAGATGGGCGAGGCGTGACCACTATCCCGCTGCCAAGACTGCCTCGGCGGCAGGGGAAGGGCCTCTCTAGCTGGGACGAGATGTCGGCCTACGGGTCTGAGGTCGACAAGACGCTCAAGGACATCGTCAACTCGCTCTCCGCTGCCGGGAGGCTGCTCCAGAGGCTTACCGCAAACACTACGCCGCTCCTCGGCCACGGGCTGACGTTTGATGCCACCCTGCCTTCGGACTTGGCGGCGAGCAAGGCGGCGGGGACATCTGAGTTTGCCTCCCACGTCGACCACGTCCACCGGTTCCCGACCTCGCTGATGGAGTACACGCACAGCGACCGTCTCACTCTCACTTCAGATGGAGCGGACCTAACCCTAACGCCGTCTCGCGCACTCAGCGATGTAATCTTTAACACTCAGGCTGGCCTCCCGATGCTGCGGCTGCATTCGGAATGGGTCGAGGGGTTCACCACCGCAGGCGCGGTGGTGACTGGCCATGCTTTGATTGGGCGCGGCGCTCCATTCCCATACGACCCTGACCCGCTACCGACATCCATTCTGAGGTTGTACGACAGTTGCTCTCTGCAAATCCTTGAGTCGGCAGATCCAGTCTATGGGCTTGCGATAGGCACTGGGCTGGACATTGTAATAAATGTTGATGCACCAATGGGTGGTCAAACGTGTACTGCCGTAAGTGCTGTCCTTAACTACTTCACCCCGTTTGACCCTGACCACTTCGGAGGGGATGGCTGGGCCAGCACCGTAGGGCTGTTCAGGGCGCACGGGTCAGTCGGCGTCACCCTTGGTGGCTACGGCGAGTTTTCCGCAATCACAGCAGAACTCGATATACTGCTCACAGCACCCTCGCCTGCATGGGCGAACGTCACAGGCCTTGATATCGGGGGGCCGTTCCCAGATCGTGGCAGCGGTCTGGATATTTCTGGGCAAGTACCTCTCCGCAGCTATGGCATCCTCGTTAGAACCCCTGGTAATGGGACAACGAATTGGGCCGGGGTGTTCAACGGAGATGTTCAGGTTACTGATACCAACAAGTTAATCTTCGGGGGAACCTACACAGCGCCGGGGTTCGCTGACGGGAGTGTAGCCAAGGGCATCAATTCGATTGCCCGTGGAGCAACGACAACCAACTTGATTGTCCAGCTAAACTCGGCCAACGAGTACGACATCCGTGCCAATTCGCTTGCTCCAGTTGCATCGGCAACAGCCAAGTCGCTGGGCCTGATAACGACTCAGGGTTGGGCCAGCATGTTCTTGGCAGACGCCGGGACGAAAACGCTGAAGCTGCTGGCGGCGAACTCTGGATCAGCGGGTGATTGGACGCTCACCCTCGACGTAGCGGGTGGCAATCGGACGCTGAGTTTCGGCGCTGGGGGAGCACTCCTCACCGACCGCCTCACGAGCGCGGGGGCGACGGTTGGGACGACGCTCGCCCTGACATCGACCGCAACCATTGCCACCCTGACATGCAGCGTGGCAACGCTTCGGTTAGCCACTGTAACAGCGTTTGAACCAACAACAACGAATGTCCAAACGTGGGGCTCTAATATCAGACGCCCACTGAAGATATTCGCCGGGTCTGGCGGGATAGATTCAACAGGCGTCATTACATTGGGAGCGGCGGCAACAATTACAGGAAGTGTAATCCCAACGCTTGATAACACATCTTACTGTGGGGATGCCACGCACCGCTGGTTCGGCCTGTTCTCCACACAAATATTTCTTGCTGATGTAACAGCCCCGGCTTACAATGTGTCGCTTGTTTCGGTATCAGCAGGTGCCGGATTCACCGCTGACCGCGAACTCTCATTGATTCTTGACGACTCTAACCGCACTTTAACGCTCACCGGCAACGCCACCCTGAACCAGGATGTCTCAACCGCCGGGAGCCCCGAGTTTGTCGATCTCAACCTGAACGACACGGCTTCAGCCTTCCGCACAACACTTCGCAGCACGAGTTCTACCGCCCTTACCGCCGACCGCGTGCTGACGCTCGACGTGGTGAACGCGGCGCGGACGCTGAAGCTCTCCGGCAACGCCACCCTGGACCAGGATGTCTCAACTATCGCAGACGCCTCATTCAACACCCTGAAGCTCGCAGACTCCTTGAAGCTCCTCGACATCGGCACGGCGAAATACCTCGTCCTGAAGTCGAACTCCACCGCCGACATGACGGCAGATCGCACCCTGACTGTAGACATGGCAAATCAGTCATGGACAGTAACCTTCAACGGGAGTCCGACTCTTGGAGACTGGTTCAACCAGGACGAGAAGACGACGGCCTCGCCAACCCACGTCGGCATGACGCTAACGGGGGATCTGTCGGTTCAGGGCAACACGACCATCGGGAACGCTTCTTCAGACACACTCCGAATCAACGCCGGGAGTGCGGCAGGTGCGCCTTCCACTACGGCGGGTACGGCAATCGCGAATTATTATGGGAGCAGCGCCACGAACTTCCTTGGCGATCCATCCAAGTGGCTAATCATTACGGCAAGCGATGGCGTCCAATATACGATTCCGCTGTACCCTGCGGCATAGGAGTCAAACATGACCCTCACCGATCTCGAAGACATCATCAGAACGCTGGCCAAACTTTCTGGGAGAATCGCATGACACTCGACCTCAAACTCGAACCCATCGAACTTTCCCTCCTCGTGGCCCACCTGAGCCGCCAAGACGTGATGATCCCTCAACTCTGGTCTGCGCCGATGGTGCGGCTCCAGACGAAGGTTGCCGCACTAGCCCAGCGGGCGGCAGAAGAGGCCCAGAGCACAGGGCGGGCGCAGGGGCCGACTCCCGATGTCTCCCCATCGGTGAGCGCCCCTGCGCCTATATTTGAGGCAGGAGAGGCTCTGGATGGGGCTGACTGAGTACTTAGGGGCGCACCGCAACGAGAATGCCGAAGACAGGTACCGCAACCGCCTGTCCGGCATCGCTGGGCCGAAGGAGTATCTCAAGCGGGCAGACCGCAACGAGGCCATCCTTAACGCTCTGCAGGAGCCGTTCTTTGCCGCCCAGCAGCGGGCCTCCCAGTCGGGGGCCGACACGCTCCGCAGGGTCCTTGGCGGTGACATCGGCCAGATGGGCGGTGCCCCTGAGCTTGCCGCCTCCCTTGGCCTCGATGAGGTCGGTAACCGGGACCCCAGACCACCGGTTCTGGACAAGAACTACCGGGACAACGCAGTTCTGCTGGACAAGGGTAGGGTGCGCAGCGGGGATAACGACAGGCCGTCAGCCAAAAAGCAAATGCTTCGGCATATGTTGAGCGACTCCAGCTTGGTGTTGCCACTAGGCCCCAACAACCTCCAAGGGCCGAAGGAGTTTCTTGGTGGCCTCTTCCACAACGACCCACGGGTTGACCGGCAGGACGAGGGCTGGAGGGCGCGGAAGCCACCGGCCACGTGGCGGGACGACTCTCAGATGTCGCCAGAGGGCGTCGGATTCGACCCCTACGGACAGCCTGGCAAGCGCATCACGAGCCGCTCGATGACAAACCTCGGCGACTTCAGGCTGACGCCGGATGCCATTGATGGCCCCGGGGCCATTGCCAATGCGCAGAAGCAACTGAACTCTGACGCATGGCGGAGCTTCTACCAGCAGGCCATCCAGAGCGGGATGGAGGAGGCCGGACTGAGCCAAGAGGCGCAACTGGCGGGGATGGCTGGCCAGCCGTGGGTCCAGAAGCCGATAGGCATGAGTGTCTGGGGGCCGTTCATCCATGACCTGCTGATGAAGGCGGCGCAGTACGGTATGGGCGGCATCGGAGGCGGGGCCGGGGCAGCCGCAGGCGCGGCAGGAGGCGCAGCAGGAGGCGCGGCAGGCGCGGGTGGCGGCTTCAACCTGTCCAGCATGATGAATGGCGCTGGTGGCGGCTTCGATTATTCGTCGCTCATGAACATGGCCCAACAGCAGCAGCCCCGGCAGCAAAACCAAGACATGAGGCCAAGGTACGGCCCGTATCAGTAGGGGTGGACTATGGGTGCAGCAGGGACATCGGCGGGCGGCGGACTCGGTAGCATCTTCACCAACTGGGGCAGCTACCTCTCGGGTCGACGTGCGGCTGGGGACGCAAGCCGGATGCGCGGTCGGCTGTCTGGAATGACCGGCCCGAAGGAGTTCTGGAAGCGCACTGACCAGTTCCTCCCGAAGAACATCAGGGCGCAAGAGATGGGCCGGGCCAGCGCAGCAGATGCGCTTGCAGGTCAGGAAGCCAATCAGCTTGCCAGCATCAACACCGCCGCTGGGCGCTCTGGGCTTGGCGGGAGCGGTGCGTATCTAATGGCTCGGGCGGGCGCGATGCAGGGCCGTCAAAGCGGGCTGAATCAGGCGCTCATGCAGAAGTATCAGCAGGCGATGGCAGAGGCCCAGAAGCAGGCGCGGATTTCGCAGATGGGTCAGGCAAAGGCTCTCGCATCGGTGCCCTCCACCGACGGCGGGTCGTTCTGGGAGGCACCGCTCGGGTTCGTGGGCGACCTCCTGAACAGCTATCAGGGTCCGTCGGGGGGTGGTGGCGGGGGCGGAATGATGAAGGGCATGGGCGGCGGCTAGGGGGTAGCGATGGGGTTCATGGACCAGATGCAGCGACCCGTTCGGTTTGGGCCGCAGTTCGACTACGGTGGAGAACCACAGCAGGACGATGGCGCGAGCGTACTGCGAGACCTCGGCGTGGGCCAGCCGTCAGCCCCGCAAGAGGACCCCGAGTATGCCGCTCGCATGCAGAGGAATCAGGATACCCGCCAGCACCGTGGCGACATCATGGCCCAGTTGGACCAGATGCTGAGTCAGCCGCGCCCCCAACAGCCGAACATGAAGCCGTCGTTCATGCAGACGATGGGTATGGCGGCCCTGCCGGGCCTCGGGCAGGTATTCGCGAGCAACCGCATGCGCCCGTACCAGCAGGCCATGGAGCAGCGCCAAGGCGGCATAGAGGACCTCACGGCACGGCTGGGGCTGTATCCAGACCCCGGGGAGAACAACTACCGCGCTGGTGGGCAGGGAGCTATCTTCGGTGAATACGGGAACACCAAGCTGCTTCCGCAACAGCCAGGACTGCCGCCGAACCCATGGGATACATTGAACACCCCCGGAGGATTCCGTAAGCGCAACGCGGACAACACCGACTGGGAGTTTGTGGAAACCGACCCCGACCGCAGCAGAGACTACGCCTCAGAAGGAACGAGCTTCGGGTACCGGATGCGCGGGATCAACCGCTACGAGCCGGGCGACCCGAGGTACGCTCAAGAAGAGAAGGTGGTGGGGCGGTTCAGGCAGTTCAATCAAACAGAAGACGAGAGCGCAGAAGAGCGGCGAGTCGGCGATGGGGCAGCAAAGGCCGAAAGAGAGAAGATCGAGTCCAAAAACTACGGGGGCGCGACGTTGACCCCGGAGCAAGAGCAGCAAATCAGCCGGGCGAGGTTCGCTGCGATAGACTCGCTCCGGGCCATCATGGAGCAGCGCCGGGCGGCAGCAGCAAACCCCCATGCCCTGAACCCCGGAGGGGCGGTGTCCACCGGCAACCCGGACATGGACGCCTACCTGCAAGAGCACCCAGAGATGTTGAACATCCCCCCGGACCAGCGCAACGCCGCCATCAAGGCCCGGCTGCTCGCGGAAGAGGGAGCCGGTGGCGGGGGCCAGCGGAATAACCCTCCGTCACCGTGGCTGCAGAATCCGGGCGAGCCACAGTTCGACCCCAACGACTTCTCCTCGTACATGCGTCGTCGAGGCGGTAGCCCCACCCCATAGAAGGAGGGGCCGCAGGTGTCCTCAGACCCGCAACTCGACGCACTCCTTAGGCGCAGGGCGGAGCGCCGCCAAGCGGCGTCGCAGGCGCAAGCATCCATCCAGCCGCAACTGTCGTTCCGCTCCGACCCGGCTGGACCGGCACCGCTCGGGCCTCCCTACTATCCCGAGGCCGGGGACGCGGGGGCTTCGGCAGTCGCCCGGCTGCAGGCAGCCACGCCAAAGTTCGTTGCGCCAGCGCCGCCAGCGCGCTTGGACTTCCCGACGCTTTACGACCTTGAGGAGCGATTCAAGTCAATCCCGAGCGCGGTGTCGGGCCTCGTGCGAGACCCGGGACAACTCCTGAGGCCTGAGACTTGGCAGGGACCGGAAGCCAAGGCCATGGACTACCGGAACATGCCCATGCCATCGAGTGGGTCTACCTACGCGATGGACCGGGTCCGCGAAGACCTGAAAACCGGCTCCGGTGTCGGAGTGCAGGCTGGACGGGTCATGCGAGACCTGCTCGGGGCAGACATGAGCGATGTGCTGCCGGGAATGGCGCGGGATCAAATCTCGATGATTCGGAATGCGCCGCGAATTAGCTCAAACCTCGGGAAGGAACTCGCCTATGGAGCGATGGGAGGCATCGGCAGCGCCGTCGAATCCGTTGCTGACGCGGAACCCGGGGAATCCGCCCTGTCTCAGTTGGCTCAAGCCGGGCACGAAGCGGTGCAAAATAAATACCGGCGCACGCCAGAGTGGCTCCAAGAGCAGGCCCACCCAAGGCAGTTCCCTCGCTTGCCGGGGGGGCCGATAACGCAGACCAAGATCCCTGAGGACCCCTACGGTCCTTCGTACATTCACGGGGCAGGGCGAAGAGCCACACGCGGCGAAGAAATCCTGATGGACACGGCTCATGGCATCGGTGGGTTTAGCGTTATGCCCGCCACGATCCCGTCAGGAGTGCTGGGGTCCGCGTACTACGACGTAAAGCAGGCGGGGATGATGGGCGCGGACCTGCCCGCAACTGCCGCGACGATAGCCATGGCCATCTCCAAGCTGGGCAGCGCCGAGCAGGGCAAGCTCTGGCCGATGTTCAAAGAGACCATGTCGAAGATGCCGGGGCATCGGACCCTTGAAGAGTTCAAGGGCATCCTCGCGGGGTTGATCCCGTCGGCGGTAGACATTGCCAGTGCAGGAGCGAAGCCTGAGCGCCTGTCCAACGAGAGCGAGACTCAATTCCAGAATCGGCAAGAGGTGATGGCTCACGACAGTCTGGCACAGTCGGTCGCCAACGTGGCGCTGACTGGCGGTGTTGTCGGTTCAATGGTCAGGCCAGCCATCGGGAGAAATCTCGCCGAGCGCCGAGCCACCGGCCTTGAGCAGCGCATGGCTGACGACATCTCAGGCAAGAAGCCCTTTCCTGCCGACCAGCGAGAGGCCACGCACGAGCGGCTCAGGCAGGAACTGGACGAGTCCCTTTACAAGACGCAGAAGCCTCAGGGGAAGGCGGAATCTAACGAGGAGTACGTTGCGAGGATTCAAGAGGCCATCGGCTCGCGGCTGGACCGTGCTGCGGGCGTTCCGCCCAACATGCCGGACTTCATTCGCGACATCGCCACGCTGCGCCTTGAGAGCAAGCACCCGATGACAGATGCCGACCTTCTGGAGACCGAGCGGCTCGCAGAGCCTGACGTGCTGACTCCGTCGCAAGTGAAGGGCGTGGCAGAGCGCGAGCGCGAGGCGCTGCCAGTGACGACGCCGTCAATGCTCAAGGGCGGGGACGTCATCGAATCCAACCGCAAGCGGGTCGAAGTGCTGCGCCAGAAGGCGGAGGCCGCAGGGATGCCGGTGCCATCCGAGGGAGTTCTGCCGACGCCCACCGGAACGGTCGGGGAAGTGAAAGCCGGGTCCGGCATCGGAGGCTTGGTTCCTAGGCGCGAGGTTGACGAGCAGGGATTCTTCAGCCCGATCATCGAGGGAATAAAAACAGGGCTTGCGAAGGGCCACCCGCAGTACTGGATGAACCACCTTGCGAAGTTCGGTGGCGCGAAGGAAGAGGCCAAGTGGGCCGGGCTTGATGACTTCCTGAAAACCAAGGATTCCTTCACGAGAGAAGAACTCGACACGTTCATGCTCGCTAACAAGATCGAGGTCGAGGAGAAGTGGCACTCCAATGCGTCGGACGACAATCCCGAGCTAGACGCTCTGCATGGCGACGTAAGCAACGCAGAAGAAGGCGTCGTCATTGCTCGCGAGGGCTACCGCGATGAAGTCCTTGACCGCTTCGACGTCGACATTGAAGGCTTTACCGACCGAGATCGAGGCGATCTCATCGCCGACGCGGAGGCTGCCCTTGCCGATGCGCGCACTGAACTGGAGGATTATCAGCGGGAGCAGCCCAGAGACACGAAGTGGACTCAGTATACCGAGCAGACGCCGTCTTCGAGGCCCCCGGACGAGCAATTTGAATTGGTGCTGAGGTTGCCGGAGGGCGTGAAGGGCGAGCCAGACCTGTCTGGGGGGACCAACCACTACCCCTACAAGAACCAAATCCTCCATGTCAGATTTAATGTCAGGCAGCGGCCTGACGGAAAGTCCGGCATCTTCTTGGACGAGGCGCAGAGCGACCAAGGGCAGCGTGGCAGGGACAAGGGGTTCCGCAAGATTGGGGCCGACGCCGGGCCTGAGCTTGGAAAGCTAAGGGAGCGACTGAAGGCTGTCGAGGTCGAGCGCGAACGGCTGGTGATGGAGCGCGACGATCTTGGAGATAAGCGGTCTGAGCGGTTTAGGCAGTTAGACGAGGAGATTGTCAGGGATCTTGGCTACCGCTCAGCTAAAGACCTTCAGGATAAACACAATGCGGCCCGCGCAGCGGCCATGAGGTATGAAGCGGGGTCCGGCCTCCCATGGGAGAAGCTCTCAGACGACAAGGCCGAGGCACTGCGGCGGCACAATAAGGCCCTTCTTGAAGACCCGACCGTCGTGGAGTTGGACCGCAGGCGCGAGGAGCTAGACTCGCTTTATGACGAAGCCACTGCGGAGGCGGGGAGGGCAACCAAGGCCCTGAGCGATTTCACGACTCGGCCAGCGGAGGCTCCATTCATTACAGACACCCAGCAGTGGACTGCGCGTGCCCTGAAGAGGATGCTGCGTTACGCGGCAGAGAATGGCCATTCTTATATCGCGTGGACCAACGGCGAGCAGCAAACGCGGCGCTGGGCCGAGGCACTGCGCGCCAAAGTAGACACGCTGTGGTGGGAGAAAGTTGAGGGCGGGATCGCGCTGGCCGGGACCAAGAACGGCCAAGATGTCAAGCTGCCTGAGACCGCAAAGATCATCAAAGGCGCAGACTCACTTCGGGAGTCTATCGGGGCGGCAATGTCCCGGCAGATTCTGGACAGCCCGAACCAGTCGGGGACCATCACCGGGAAGGACCTTACCATCGACAGCGCTGGGATGAAGCACTACTACGATGTCGTCATGCCGAGCGTTATGGACAAGATCGCGAAGAAGTGGGGCGGCAAGGTCGTGTGGCGCGACATGGAGTTCGGCACAGAATACTCACCAAGGCTGCTGACCGGCCCGGAACTCTCTGCCAGAGAAATAGATGCCATCCGTGCTGTGTGGCCTGGCTCGGGGGGCGCTACACAAATGCTGCGACAGCACGAGGTTGAGGCGCGCAGGCGCACTTTGGATACCTTGGAAGTGCTGGCCAATGAAGTCGCGCAGGGGAAGTCTCTGCGGGAGGCGCTGGAGTCTCGGCTAACGAACATCGGCCCATACGGCTCCCCGGTAATCGGTCGAGACGTTCTGGGGGCCATCGGATGGAAGCTAGAGCGTCCCAATGAGACACAGCGAGTACCAATGATAGACATCACGCCCCAGATGCGCGAGGGGGCGATGGCGGGGTTCTCGCAGTTCTCTGGGGCTGACCCGAAGCTGATGATGCGTGCGCTTGATCACGGAATCCGGCTCCTGAAGGATGTCCCCGAGTTCGGAGCATGGGCATCTCGCATGATCCGAGAGATCGGCCCGGCCATTGGCCCGCACGTCAGGAAGCTCTACGAGCAGGCCAAGGGTGCAAAGCCAATAACGCTGGGCGCGAGCATGTCTCGCTCGGAGCGGTACGCTCAGGACATCCGAGACGGTGCCAAGATCGGCGAAGGCGATCACAAGTTCGTCGACTTCCAAGGAATATTCTCGAAAGGGACATCAGAAGAGATCGCTGGCAAACCATGGGTCCAGAAGCTGACCGGCGTTCTGAGTGACGCCTACTCCGAGTACCGAAGGGAGGCCGAACGGCACGAGCCGTCCTTCGCGGAGGGTTCCGGCGGGCCGCGCTTCGCTGGCATTACTCCAGCGCCAGCATGGAAGGGCGTGAGCTTCTGGAAAGGCGACCTCGAAGGCACGCCAGGCGAGCGCGGCAACCTGTTCTCCTACGTCAATCCCTTCAGGGTAGTGTCCGACGTGGCGGAGGGGGTCGCGGGCGGCACCATCGCGGAGTCGCGCTCACGCGAGACCGCTGCCGACATGATGGCCAGCGTAACATTGCACGAGATGTTGCACCATCTTGACGACGCCCACACGCAGGTCCACGACTACGCGATGACGGAGTACCCAGCATGGATACCCAGAGAGGTGCGCGCACGCATTACCACTTCCCTTGACGAGGTGTTACAATCAGAAGATACATGGAGAGAACTCAATGACTATGCCAAACGAGCGACTCCGCACAGTTACAGAGGATCGGGAGTCGAGGTGGGCCATGGCGGGGCTGGCGGCGAACCTCGGGTCGGAGAAGCCATGCCTGCACTGCGCCCAGAGCATCCTCAGGCAGGCGAAGGCGGACGGGCTGGACTGGGAGGCGATCTACGAGGTGGCGGCGTCAATGAACAAGGACCGCCCGGTGCCGAGGCTCGGGGAAATCTCACCGGACAACGAGCCGCAGGCGCACTAGACCGCAACCCCCTCGATCTGTCCTCTGACCCCGAGATCCGGCGCTCTCAGATGCGAGAGGCCGAGGCCGCTATTCGCGCATGGCTGAACCCTCCCGCCAAGGCCGGGTCCGGCATAGGCGGTGTGGACTTCGAGAACCCACCGCTTGAGGCCTTCCTCAAGTGGGCGAAGGCGCTGAAAGAAGAAGGCGTCGACACGCTCGGCAAGCTCATGCCCATCGCCGTTGCGCGCTTCGGGCCGACTATCGCGGGCCGGATGCCGGAACTATACAAGCGCCTCCAAGGCGTTGAGTTCCTTCGCGGCCAAGAGCGACCCGGATTTCCGGGCGGACTCCTGTTCAGCAAGGGCGGTAAGCCATACGGGCTCCCTGAGGGAATAAGCACGCCAGCCAAGGTCCGTGGGCTTCAGGCACGGTTGAGCAACTTGGCCGAAGAGGGCCTCGCTGGCAAGGACTGGTACAGGCGCAGCGCTGATGCCATTTACGCATTCGTAGGCGGGGATCTGGCGCAGGCAAAGAAACTGGCGGGACTCATCGCGATCTTCTCGGCGAACCGCTCGCCCGTAGGAGAGATGCCGTCAGTGGCCGACGCATGGGCGATGCACGAGTCTGGACTCAAGCTAACGCAGGAGTCGGTCCACGTTACGGGGGACCAACTCGCCAAGGCGCAGCGCTGGCTCGATAATGGAACGACGTGGGTGAATGACGAGCGCATCGACGCCGGGCAGGGTAAGAAGACATGGAGCTTCTACCAGAACTTCCTTGAGCATCTTGACCCAGCAGACCCGATGGGACATCGCGGCGCAGGCAAGCGGGCCGTAACTGTAGATGTCTGGATCGCAAGGGCCATCGGATGGATGGGGACAGCCACAGAAATCGATCTGTCTGCCGGGCAGTATCGCGCTGCTCAGGCTCTGGTCCAAGCCGTGGCCGACAAGCTCGGACTCACTCCAAGCCAAGCGCAGGCGGCGATCTGGGCAGCGCAACAGGTCCGAGAAGGCGCAGACCTGAAGTCCATGGCCGAGGGCGACTTCAAGTCCTTGATGGAGCGTGGATTTGCTCAACTCAATGTCGAAGCCTCCCCGGGCAAGCACACGGGACTGTGGCCAGAATACGAGACTGCCCCGATAAAGCAGAAGCTCGATGTCCATCGCCGCATCCAGAAGATATTTGAAGACGAGCGCGGCAATGACCTGATTGCGAAGGCGGTTGACCTCAGGCTCCCAGTATCGCATGACGGCGTTGGCGTCTTCTTGAATGTGCAATCGCCCGGCACCGCCAAGCAGTTCTGGGTGATGAAGGGCTGGCTCAGTAAGAAAAAGGGGGACGCCGGGCGTATTAGCGAGGAGTACAGGAAGAAGCTCGACGCATACGCCGGGACCTATGCCTACTTCTCCAACCAGAATGCCATCGGATGGACTCGCCCCTTGGAGTCGAAGTCTCCCAAGACCACCTACATGTACGATCTGGACATGGGCGTTACGGCGACCCCGGCACAAATGAAAGAGCTTGGCGCTCTGCTCGGCTCCACGTTCGCCCCGAAGAATCTCTACTTCGCTACAATTTTTACACCCAACGGGGTAAGGATTCTGAACGTCAATGATGTCAGGGTTCCTGAGGCTGTCTGGGGCGCTGACATGAAGACAGGGGTGCTCGATCAGTTCAGCCACCCAAAGTTCGGTGTGCTAGAGTACGACCACGATGGTAACTACATCGAGCACGCAACCGGAGCGAAGGAGGGGCAGCATGGGGATAATTACCTACAAGCGATATGGGACGCAGGAGGATCTGAACTCCTCGACAAGGTTTTCGTTCTTTTCGGACCGACAAGTTCACGGGAAACCGAAGCCATCTCCAAAGAGTACGGATGGACCGACGGACGGAAGTACTCCATCGGAGCAAAGCCTCCCGAGTACCACATCGGAGCCGACGGAAAGTTCAAGCTAGGCCCCGCCCCGACCGCCGTGCCTGAGCCGCCACCCGAGGCGGTGGCAGGCAGCGGCATCGGGGGCTTGTTCAGAAGGCCCCCTCCCCCTCCCACCGCAGGCGCGGCGCTGACCCCCAGCCAGATGCGTGGAGAGGTCGCGCTCCACGACCTCTGGGAGCGCAGCAAGGACTTTGTCGCTGGGGAAGCGCCAGACCCATACAAGGGCAAGAACCCGCTCGCCATCGCCCGCCAGTTCTATCGGGGCCATGTCGCCGAGTACTCCCCGTTGCGCAAGGCGGAGCTTGTGTACTACAAAGCGATCCATGGAGTTGCTCCGCGTTTCGGCGTAGACAAGGATTTCGAGCTTCGGGCTGGAGATGCCGCCAAGGCCGACCACGTCCTCGGTCAATTTGCGAGCGAGATTGTTCAGCCGCTCAAGAACATCTCGAAGGAATCCCTCTTCAAGTACATGGCCGCTCGGCGCATCGAGGACCGAGTCGTCACGAGCAGCCGAAACTCTGCGGAAGAAGCAGAGCGCAAGCGCGTTGCTGGCTTCGATGAGGAGACGGCCAAGGGCGCTGCCGCCTCTGTGCGCAAGACCGACCCCAACTACATCCTGATGGAGTCCATCCTTGCAAAGGGTGGTCCGTACCGACGCATCATGGGGGAGATGCTCGACATGATGGTGTCGTCAGGCAGGATGTCGCCAGAGTTGCGCAGGAACATCGACCAGAGCAGCGACTTCTATGCACCGTTCCGAGTGCTCACGGCCATCAGCAACATGGAGGCCGATGCTGCTTCTGGCGGTGGCAGGCCTGTCCCGGGCATTGCTCAGTTGACCAAGGCCATCACAGGGATCTCGGACGCGGACTTCGCGCTGGACAAAGACTTCCTGAAAGAGAGCGCGGCGCAGATTGTCAGGGCGCACATTCTCGCCGGGAAAAACGAGAAGATGCTCCTGCTCGATGCGATGGCTCGGCGTCAGGGAACGGATCACATGCGCCTGCTCGGGCCAGAAGAGCGCCCGCGTCAGGGCTGGGCTGTCACGACGTATCTCTACAACGGCGTGCCCCAACGGATGGAAGTCGCGCCGTATGTCGAGCGTGCCCTCAGGGGACTCAACAGCGGAGAGACGCAGATGGCCTTGGAGACACTGCGCCTATTTCAGGGGACCCTGCGAGGCGGCACCACCACTTTCAACGCGGCCTTCCAGATCTCCAACCTGCTGGCGTCCGATGTCCCTCGCGTAGCATTGATGAGCCGCGCCGGGTTGCGTGGGCCGATAGACTGGGCGCACTTCGGTGTCGATGTCCTCAATGCCCTCTTCATGCAGAGCATTCCAACCAACGTCTTTGGGAAGCCGACGCCGCTGTTCCAGCGCATGATGAAGAACGGCGTCCTGAATGCGTCCGTCAGTAGTTGGGTCAGGGAGGAGTCCGGGTACAAGCGGAAACTCGCCAGCCACGAGGGCACCATGCGTCAGCGTGGGTACTGGAGGACGCTGGACACCATCAACTCATTCTCTCAGGCAGTAGAGGAGACAGGCAAGGCGCTCGCGTGGATGCGCATGGAGCGCTTCAACAAGAAGAAGCTCTCGCAGTTGCCGCCCGATCAGCAGGCAAAATACATGAGAGAGATGGCCAGCGAGGTCCGCAACTACGGTGGGTCCCCAGACTTCTGGCGGCACGGCGAGGCTCGCCAGATGAACCTGATCTTCATGTTCTACAACGCCGCCATGCAGGGCATCGAGCGCGATGTCGCTCGGCTCTCCGGAAAGACTGGGGCGAAGGATGCCGGTGCCGCATGGGCGCGGCTGACCCCGCTGGTGCTCGCGAGCGTTTACTACGCTGCGCTCCAAGCATCGCCAGAGTACAAGAAAGACTACGACGCGCTGCAGCAGTGGGAGCGGGACAACTACTTCCACATCTGGCGCAACAGGTACTTCGTCAACGCTGACGGACAGCGGGTGAGAGACTCGTTCCGCATCCCGAAGAAGAACTTCGTTAAGCTGCTCGCGAACGTCACCGAGGAAGGCGTCCGCTACGCCATGTCCGAAGATCCTGATGCCGCCTACCGGATGCTCTCGTCAGTGATGGAGAACGCCAGCCCCATCAACATCGAAGGCGACACGATGCAAGAGCGCGGCTACTCAGTGCTGGGGTCGATGAACCCGGCCATCAAGGTGCCAGCGGAGTACATCACCGGGAAGTCGTTCTTCATGAAGACCGACACCGTTCCGCCGCGCCTTGAGGGAGAGCCTGCCGAGTTTGAGGCCGACGCCCAGACGCCGCAGATATTCAAGACCCTCGGGGCATTGCCAACGAAGATTGGCTTGCCCGGAATGTCACCGAAGAAACTCGAAGCTGCTGTCTATGGTCTGGGCGGCGGGGCAGTGAACCAGTTGTTCCCGAGAGAGGCGGCTGAGGGCCGGGAGGCGTACACAGAGATCGCGCCCATGAAGCGGTTCGTCCGTGGGACCGGCGTCAACTACGACGACCTGTACGCCAAGGACCGCCCACTCGCAGAAGTCGTCCACCACATGGAGCGGTTGAAGAAGGAAGCTCCGGAAGAGGCGGCAGCTTACGCTCAAGAACACCATCTGGAGTTCGCAGCGCATGAGCGGTTGCAGGATGTCATGAAGCTGATGTCGATACACCGGAAGGAGGTTCGCGGAAGGCGACTGGTCGGTGGCAAGATGACCGCCGAGGAGTCGCCGCAATTCAGGGGCCTGATCGAGGAGGCACTCGCGGACGTAGACCAGATCCTGTCGAGCGAGTCGGGCCAACCGTCCGCCAAACCCGCGCCCGCAACTGGCGGTTCCGGGGACCCAGAGTTGCAGGAACTCCTCCGCCGCCGCGCACTCAGAAAGCAGGGACAGAGATAATGCCGAGGTTCGCCCACGCACTCCACTGCATCACACTCAACGCCTTTGCGCACTTCTGCAAGGCAACCCAGATGATTCGCCGCAATCTCGCGGACCTCGGCATCATTGTCTGACGGAGACGGCATGCTAACGGACCCGATCATCTCAGTCAAGAGGGCTGCCTGATGGCCGACTTCGACGTGGCGCTCCCGAAGATCCTGCGACACGAGGGAGTCGTGTTCGACCCAGACGGCGACCCAATCGTAGGGCGCACCGGCTACGTGAACAACCCAGACGATCCCGGCGGCGAAACGAACTACGGGATCACCCGCAACGTCGCGCTCGAAAATGGGTACGTGGCTGACATGGTGGACATCCCGTTTTTCGTCGTGAAGAAGGTTTACCGGACGCGCTACTGGGATGCGCTGCACGGTGACGACATCGCTGATCAGGAGATCGCGGAGGAGTTGTTCGATACTGCCGTAAACATGGGAGTCGGTACGGTCGCCATGTTTCTCCAGCGGACGCTCAACGTCCTGAACCTGCGCGGCGTCAGGTACGCAGATATTCAGGTGGATGGCAAGATTGGACCCGGGACGATCAGCGCACTGAGCGCGGCATTGTCTGTCGAGCCGTGGTATCGGCTGGCGATCCTTCGGGCGCTCGACTCGCTCCAAGCCGTGAGGTACATCACGATTGCTGAGAACAATCCCCGGCTCGAATCGTTCCTGCCGGGATGGTTGAGGAATCGAATCACATGAGGAGTCAAATGAAACTCGCTCCCGTCCTGCTCATACTCGCCGTCACCCCCGCGCTTGCCGATGTCTGCCCCGTGGCGGAATCGGTCCCGCACCAGATGATCGTCAAGATGCGCGACGGGCCGGTCTCCACGCATGACCGCGTTGTGCTGCACCGCTTCGCGTCGGGCGCGGAACTCTGGCGCACCGATGCCGACCTCGTGTCTCTGCAACTGGACCCCGCGATTGAATACGCGGAGCCGGACTATGTTGTGTACGCGGACGTGGTGCCGAACGACCCGCGCTGGGGGACTGGCGGGAGTTACGGCCTGACCATCATCGACGCCCCTCATGCATGGGATGTAACGACCGGAGACCCGTCCGTGGTGGTCGGCATCGTGGACACCGGCTCCGGGCCACACGCGGACCTCAGCCTCGTCCCCGGCTACGACTACCTGAACAACGACGCCGACGCATCGGACGACCACCGGCACGGCACGTTCACCGCCTCGCAGGTCGGGGGCGTTGGCAACAACGGGATCGGGTTCGTGGGCGTCGCGTGGCATGTCAGTCTCAAGCCGTACAAGTTCTTGAGCGGGTGCGGGAGCGGCACCACGTCAAACGCCATCCTCGCCATTGACGACGCGACGGCATCCGGCGTACCCATCCTCAACAACTCGTGGGGAGGCAGCGGGTTCTCGCAGGCGCTACTCGACTCCATCAACGCCTACTGTGCGGCGGGTGGGTTGTTTGTCGCGTCTGCGGGCAACAACGCCTCGGACACCGACCTCACGCCGCAGTACCCGGCAGACTACGACTCCCCGTGTATCATCAGCGTGGCCGCAACCGACAGCCTCGACGGGCTCGCATCGTTCTCGAACTTCGGCGCGTTGACCGTGGACCTCGGGGCACCCGGCGTCAGCATCCTCGGCGGCATCCCGTACCCGTACACCTGCTCCGGCACCACGTCATCGGACTACGGTTTCCTCTCGGGCACGTCGATGGCCGCGCCCTTTGTCTCTGGTGTCGCCGCGCTTGTGAAATCCCTCTGCCCAACATGCACGGGCGCGGACATCAAAGCGCGCATCCTCGCAGCGGTCGATCCCGTCGCCTCACTCGCGGGCCGGACTGTTACCGGAGGGCGGCTCAACGCGGCCCGAGCCGTCGGATATGGTGGACCACCGCCTCCGCCTCCGGCGGCATTTTGCAACGATGGAACATGCGACCCAGCGGAGAGTTGTAAGGATTGCCCTTCGGACTGCGGCTTATTCATCCACAAACCACGTTCGGCGGCTTCCTGTTGCGGCGACAACAAGCTCCAGCCGGGCGACCTGACGCGGTGCTTCGGAAACTATTAACGCGGCTTTCTCCCAGCGGGGGACATAGTGACAGTTGACGAGTTGAAAGAAGTGCTGGCCGATCAATTCCATCAACACGAGAGACACGAAGACGGGCAACACGCGGAAATCGTCCGGCACTTCGACAAGATCAATGGCTCGATCTCCGACCATGCGAACGACATCACTAATCTAAAAGTCCGCGACGGTCTCTGGGCCGGTGGGCTGATTGCTGGATGGGCGGTAATCAAGGCGCTGTTCAAATAGGAGACTCGATGAAACGGTTACTGATCGCTCTGACGCTGATGCCATCACTGACTATGGCAGCGACTTCATTGGCTCCGGGCGACTACCACGTCAGGCCCTGCCCAAAGGCGGCGACACTGGAGAACTGCGAGCGGTTCTTCCCTCCGAAGTGTGTCGAGCTGAACGCGACAGCCTGCAAACCATTCTTCCCGGTCGTGGAGCAGAAGACCTGCCCTGCGGCGACGGTGCTACCTCAACCAGACCTGCTGCCAGTTGACGATCCTCCTGTTGTCGTTGCTGGTGGGTCTGATGGTCCGCGTCTTGTGGCTCCTGCGGCTGAAACGCAAAAGCTGAAGACGTGGCACAAGTGGGCCATTGCGACCGGCATCCTCGTTCTGGGTGGCGTGATCGAGCATCAGTTCGACAACGATGACGGTGGTGACGACAACCACAAGAAGCCCGACGACTACCTGCCGCCGCCACCGCCTCCCTGCGACCCGCCGGGACACGGCCACGGTCACGGCCATGACGACGGGGGCGACGACTGACATGGACGGACTCAAAGAGGCGATGGGCTGGCTCGACCGCGTTGCCGGGGAACTCCCGTTCCCGCTCTGGTGGGTAGTGGTCGGCACCATCGTCGTCCTGTGGCTGGGATATCTGATCGGAAAGTGGAGGGGGAAGTCATGAGCAAAGCACTGACGCTTGGAAGCCTCGGGACCGAGAGCCGGAAGATCATGGTATTCGTCCCCGTGTTCATCGTCGCCACGGTCCTCCTATGGTTTGGCCGGGTCGAGCAGGACAACTGGGTCGACCTGACAAAGTGGCTGTTCGGCTTTCTTGCTGCTGGTCTGACGGCAGAGCGCTTCGCTGTGCAAAAGTGACCGTAGACGGAAAGGGGCAACTCGTGCCGCTGACGTGGTGGGCAAAGATACTGGCGTGGCTCAAAGCGAACCCCCTGTGGGGTCTGATTGGCGCTCTGATAGCCGCTGTTGGCGTCAGCGGTCTGCGAATAGGACACCTCACGGCGAAGCAGGCCAAGGCCCAGAAAAAGGCCGACATCGCGGCGCTTGAGCGCCGGAAACTCGAAGCGACCGCTCGGGACCGCGCTGCCGAGAATCGCCTCCTCGCGGCTGACGCCAAGCTGAAGAAGGCTGAGAAGGACGACGCGAAGGCGAAGGCCACGTTTGATGCGGCCCAGAAGGACATCGAGACGGTCGCGGCGAGATGGAAGAAGAAGAAATGATGCAGTACTGTGCGGGGACACGCCGTGGTGGCGAACTCGGTTCATACCCGAGAAAAACTGCGAGGTTCAAATCCTCGCCCCCGCAACCCTTTCGAGTGAGGCCCTGATGGGGCATACACCAGCAACGAGGGCTACAGACTTGGCCAAGCGCATGGCTCTCCGGGCGGTCGTGCTGGCGTGCCTGCTCACAGTAGGGCGGGCTTCCGGTGCGACCGCACCAATTACTGATTCTGCATCAGTTGGTAGTTCAGTAGTACTTCCGGCCTGCCCCGAATACCCAGACGTGTCCGGGCTTATCGAGTACCTCGAAGGGATGCAGGCGCAAGCCTCAGGACTGGACCTAGAAGCCCTCAAGGACGCCGTCACCCTGCTCTCGGCCACCATGGCGCAGAGAGACGCCATGTGCGCACGGCTGGAGGCCTCTGGGGCGAAACTAGGGGCATGCCGGGAGTCGCTAGCCGCCTCGACAGAACTGCTGGGCGGATGCCGGGTGGACCGCGAGGAGGCGTGGAAAGAACTCCGGGCCAGAATCCTCAAGCCGACCTGCTCCACCGTGGGCCGCTTCGGCTGGACAGCCGGGGCCGGGGCTTGCGTGGACGCGGACGGGACTCTATCGGTCTGCGGGGCTGGTGTTTTTGGTTTCCGCTTCTGAGCACCACCAGCAACGCTCCGCGTTGTCCATGGCAGGACGGGTGAACTCCGCAGCCGCGCAGATAGGCCCGGTGCACGGGCGCGAGGCGGTCTCACTCACCCCGCACCTCCTTGCCAGCGCCGAGGGAGAGTGTCGCGTTTTTGTCGGCATGGTATTTGTCGAATACCCGCTTGCGACAGCATTCTCGGCAGCGCCTATGGCCGCTTGAGTTTATACGCAGGTTGCGCCCAGAATACGCATGACCAGCGGGGCAATGAGTCCGTTCCCTGCACAGCTTGGCGCCCTTCTCCATGTTTTCTGAACACCTAGCACCGTTCCCACTCGCATAGGCACCGCGCTTCTTCAGATCACGATCCCGCACATTGTCACCGTTTGTGCCGAGGAATAGATGGTCTGGCCTGACGCATCTAGGATTGTCGCAGTGGTGGCAAACGGAGAGGCCGTCTGGTATAGGGCCGTTCGCAATCTCCCAAGAGAGTCTATGTGCCTTGCGATTCTTGCTCCCGTCCCACGACATACCGTAGCTATCTCCAACTGGGCCGCCGCGCCATAGCCAGCATCCGTCGGTCTTGGTGACGTGACTCCAGAAACTATCGGGATACCTTATTTGCGCCATTGTCAGCCCTTCCCAAGAGAGTAGAGGGGGATCATGCCGGTGTGCGGGTGCGATATCATCCCGTCACCGGAGCAGTCGAAATCCCGTATTCCATGCGACCCGCATTTAGCGCAGACGTGTTCAACCGGCTCCGCATTCTCCCGGAGTATCGCGACGGCGGCGCGGAGTCGTGGCTTCAGTGTGCAGTCTAAACATTCGCATGGACTGGGCGGAATCACTCCGTCAAGGCCGATATGATCTAACAGGTTCGCTGTTGCCTCCAGCAGCGCGGCCAGTGATTCGGGGGTCATCGGATGCGCCTCCAGAAATCTGCCGTCCTCTGAGTCGAGCAGACGGTACAAATCTGCATAGCAGCATTCCACTGGAACGTTACCCACCGATGCCGCCAGAACCAGCAGCGCCTACCGCTTGGCATTCCTCACCTCCCTCTCGTTAACCCGCGCCCGCCGTTCCCACTCCCACCATGCCGACGCCTCCTCTTGGTTTGCAGGCAGGATCGAGGAACCTGCCGTAAGTTATCGCCGGTCATCTCGGCAGCATGCCCACCCGCGCGGGGTTACTGTTGCGCCCTCACGTTGTTGGGACAGATGGTTAAATTACATCGGCCCAAATCGTCGTGATAGTGGCTCAGACGCCTCACCTCCCTCTTCGGTTGTTGCGGGACGGCATCCCCGTTTCAGGCTCTACCGATAACCCGATGGTCATCAGCGCCATTCCCGGTTTGTCCGCCTCTGCGCTGGTCACGGCGGGAGGAGCAGCACCAAGCCTTGCTTCGTCGGTAGACCGCCGCCCCGCAATCCTTCACTTCTTCACCTTCCGCTTCTCCTTGCGTGTGTTCAATCGAATCTGCCGGAGCGACGCCGGGATCCCTGTGAAGTTCGGGCATCTCAGCAATCCGTTGAGCGCCTGAAGCTCATCTCGAATGTCCAACAGGATCGCCGTGTTGACTCGCTCCCATGTAGGCGCGTTGCCTTGGTCATTTCCTGGTGCCCAGTCGAAATTCTTCAATCGTTTGTCAACCACGCTTCACCACCTTCCGCTTCACGCGCAGGTCATAGGCGTCGAACAGTTTGATGGACGCCTTCGGGACCGGCTGATAGGATGACCGAGTACAAAACAGAACATGGTGCACGTACCCGTAATCGTCCGACTTGCCGCCGCACTCCCGACACCTCCACAGAGTCTTCGGCACCTTCGGCTTCTCGCTCATCTCCCATCCCTCGTTACGGTCCAGAGTGCAAACGCGCAGAATGCGAGGAGCGCGATGAATGCTATCGCTGACGGCCAACCCATAGGCCCGCTCACGGCTGTCTCCTTCCTGTCCCACCACATCGCTCGCAAGGTCGCCCCATCCATACACGGCCAGCTAGGTGCATTGCTGATGGGCCGATACCATCGCCCAAGCAATCACCGCATGGATTCTTCTTCACGCGCTTGAGACTGCCGATGTAGATGAAGCCCTTCAGCGCGGCGGGCTTGTCATTTCCCATTGTCCCCTCCATCCAGATACCACCTCAGGCGCTCGGCCTGCCATGCACGTTCAGCAGCCCGCGCAGCATCCCCCGCAGCAGCCCGCGCAGCCCACGCAGCATCCCCCGCAGCAGCCCACGCAGCAACCCACGCAGCCCACGCAGCATCCCCCACAGCATCCCCCGCAGCCCACGCAGCATCCCCCACAGCCCGCGCCAATCTCAACTCATCCGCGCTGGCCAGTCCATTGGCGTATCTGCGGGCCACAGCTATCGTCTGTGCCGCCGTGCCCGATTTATCCAGGTGCGTTACGCGCTCCGCGCAGTCGCATGCAAACAAGCGGGCCGTCCGTTCATTCCATGTGCTTACGCGCTTGATGAGCCGCGCCTCGTGGTAGATGCCGACGTGCCGCGACTTCTCCACCCGCTCTCCGCGCACCTCGACTTCGTACAATTCCGGGGCGATCCATTCGTGCAATTCGGCGTCAGACTCGATCACGTGGTAGCCGGAACGACACGGCGTCAGCCTCTCAACTCTCGGCATCCACTTGCCGGGACGTTTGCCGCTCGGCAGATGCCACGAGCCGGTGCCGTGGACGCATTTGCCGTTGGCGTCGAGGAACTTGTAGAACGCGGCGGGCTTGTCAGTCTTTGGCATGAGCAGACTCCTTCAGCGGTAATCCCGCAGCCCCTCGCTCTAGTTGCTCTCCGATCCTATCCATGCACTTCCGGCAGATGACCAGCGACGGCGGGCATGGCGGGACTCCGCAACCATTGGCGCACAGCGCGAGCGGCAGGCTAGTCTTTGGCATCAGTCCCCTGGGTCCCTTCCGCCGTTGCAGGCGAAGCAAATGCCGTCAGCGAATTGATTCGGCTTTCCGCACTTGCCGCAATGTCCGCGCTTGTCAGGCCACGGCTCGGTGAACCAGTGCGCATCTTTTGGCTGTGGGCAATACGGACACTGTGCGGCAACCGCCTGCGCAGCCGACGCGATTAACTCTCGAATCAGATAGCCACAGTTGGAACACAGTGGCAGTTTGTATGTTTGATCCACGATGTGATGCAGCAACCTTTCCGCGCCTACGGCGGGCTTGTCAGTTGGCATCGGGCGGCTCCTCCTCAAGGTCGGTCCAGCAATCGCCAGAAATCAGGTCCATGTGATACCCACGGTGATCGACTGCTCTAGTGCATGTATGGCCCGCGTGGACCGACGCGCATGACTCCTCAAACGCTGCCATCCCCACCTCCCCTCTTCACTTCGTCGTAATGCTGCCTGAGCCTTAACACCCGGCATCCGAGATGCGGGCAGTCCGTGTGCCAGTGCTGCGTAAATGCCTTCGTCCTGCCGACGATGCCAACGTCCTTGTCTGTTTGCTCCTTGAACTCCCGCAAGTCGGCAGCCTCTTGAGCAAGATCGACAATTTGCTTAACCGCGCATTCGTGATGGAGCGCCCAACACGCTGGGCCGTGGGTAACAGTCATGCGCCGCCTCCCTTCGGCCCGAATTCCTCGCGGTAGGCGGCGGCAGCTTTTCGGAGCGCACTGCCCCCATAGGACAGTTCACAGTTAGCCGCCCTCTCCTCCAGCCACCCCGCGACATCGACCCCATGCCCCTCGGCATCGCACCTGACAAGCTGGGCCGTCACCCGGTCGATCTCGCACAGGACGCAGAGGTCGGCGGCGGACCATTTGTGCGGGCGGTCGCAGGGAGGATCGACGGGCGGGGCGGGGTAGAGGGGCCGCGCCCTACCCTCGCATTGCCCCCAGTCCTGCTTACCGTGGCTGTAGTGCCATTCCGGTGGACCACCTGGGCCGCGATGTTCCGCCGCCTGAGACGACAGATACCAGATACAGTCCTCGCAATCCCACGCCACCGGCTCGACGGGCGGGGCGGGGTAGAGGGGCTCCATCGGCTTGCAGCACACGATACAGTTGGGCTGAGATTTATAGGGCAGCACGTAACTCGTATGCTCCTTGCACCGCCACGCCACCGGCTCGCCCGAAGTAGGGCGAAGTACGCCCCCCTGCTTGCTGGCCTTTGGAATCGGCGCGTGCCTCTTCCCATACCCCGGACAATCGCTCAGGTCGCACAGCGGGTAGTCTCCGATTATGATCGGTGCTCTCCCCTGCTTGCTGGCGAACAATCTGACAGGCCCGTCGACGCCCGTTTCCGGCCCTAACGCCTTCCCCGGTTCGTCCGCCTCTGCGCTGGTCATGGCGGGAGGATCAACGCCAAGCCTTGCTTCGTCGGCAGACACGGGCCTGTCAGAACTTTGCTTGCTGGCGGACGGGCGTGGGAATACCCCCCCGCAGTCCTCACACGTCACGTCATCCGTCGCCGCTGGTTGCATATGGCGGCGGGTGCGTTTGTGCTGGCAGTGGGTGGACGGGATGGCGATGCCGGGGCAGGGCATGCCCTCCCAATCGGTATCATCGCAACACTTACAATGCCCCGCCTCCACCACCGGCTCGCTTCCTTGCTTGCTGGCGGACGGGATGCCGGAGAGTTTCTCCGCGTATGCCTCGGTCATCACCGGGTTCCTGCACGCTTTCGAGAGGTTCGCACACGTCAGCCACCCGCCGTCACCGATGAACAGCATCGCTTCGCCGCACGATGGGCACGGGTCTTTGATGCGCTCGCCGTCTCGTGGTGCCTCGCCTCGCCAACCGTGCGGGCAATGCTGCCCCGCCTCCACCACCGGAGAGGACGCGGCGCGTTCACGTCGAAGCGCGGCCAGAACCTTGTCAATGGGGCCACCACCACGCCTATCCCTTGAACGACCGTGCGGGAGCGTAGTGATCGCATAATCAATCACCTTCTTTAGCCGCTCGTTTTCGCCAGCGAATGCAGCGAGGTCGGACATCAGCGTGCTGTCTGCAATAGGCACCGGAGAGGACGCGACTGCGCTAATCTCTCTCGACAGGAGCGTATGGAGATTCCTCAGACGATGCGCCCAATCCTCCAGCAACCCCACCTCGACCAGCACGCTAGGGTTAGTCATGGTCTGCCCCGAGCAGCTTCAGCGCCTCAGCGAGTTGCATCTTGACGATTTCGACGAACGGCAACCCCACCTTCTTGATATTGTCGCAGTTGATTTCAGCACAGCGGATCGTTTCGATTGTTTCTTCAATCTTGCTGTATTCGATCATTCCTCCCCCTCTCCTTTCTCCCCCGCTGGAAGGACGGCGCGGGCCTTCCTTGCCGCGCACCTATGTCCGTCCGCTACACCCATACCGTACGGGCCTGTGCCAACTTCAGGATGGTCGTATTGCTGATGCGGGTCATCACGGATTGTGACAAGCGCCCCCTCGATTGCCTCCAGCTTCGCCCGCAGGGTGTCGCGCTCGGCCATCAGTTTCCGCACGCTGGCGCTTTCCTCCACCACCGGAGAGGACGCGGCGGCGCGGAGCCGTCTCGCTATCAAGTCCGCAATCGCATCGGGCGAACCCGACATTAATTCGTCTCGCATACTCTTCTCATACAAGCGAGACACCGCCTCCTCCACCAACCCCACCTCGACCAGCACGCTAGGGTTAGTCATGGCGGGCCTCCTGCGCTGGCAGTGTCGGCGTAAACCAGTCATGCTCTGCACCGCCGGTACAGGCCATAGGTCCGGGGCTGCATTTCGCTCCCGCATCCTCCAGCATTGCTAGTAGCATCGCTCGCTTAAGCGTAATGCCGCAAGCGGAACACTTATCATCAAGCATCGACATTCTCCCCCTCTCCTCTCTCCCCCGCTGCGAGCGCGGCGCGTAGGGCGTTAACATCCTCTCGGCGTGGTGGCGTCCGCAGCCCTTCGTTGTCTGCCGAGTCCTCGTCCTGGTGCGTGAGCATCACTAGCGCCGCACCCTCGACCGCCTCCAGCCTCTCCTTCAGTGCGATCCCCTGCCGCACGAGGATCACGTTCAGGTTCGTACACCGCTGCGCCCCCCGGTTCGCGGCCACCAGTTCCCGGTGAGCGGCCTCCAACTGAGCCCGCAGGGTGTCGCGCTCTGCCAGAGCATCGGGCAGCGATTCGATGGCCGTGACTATCTGCTCCAACTCGGCAGCCTTGCGCTTCAGCCGCGCAATCTCCGCCCCATGCCCGCACTCAACACCTGGGCAGCCGTCCATCGTAGCGTCCTCTCCGCAGTGTCTCGATAGGTTCAGGCACCCGCAATGCCGTGGCTCGGCGGTCATGGGCGGGGCTCCTTCCGCGACTTCAGCTTCATCGGCTTCCTCCGATACAACGGCCTCGCCATGTGTCCGCTCATAGCCCCCCCAGCCAGACTGAGAGCAGTATGCCGACGATGCCGCCAGCCGTGATGATGGCGGTCCATCCCTTGACGGCATCCCAGTCGATGCGTCGGCGGTGCAGAAAGGGGTCGCGGTGACCTGATGCTACGCGCCACATGCCGTGGGCGCTGACGGTCCTGATTCGCATGTCGTCTCCAGTGCGGTATTGCCGGGCCGGTTTTCCCCGTAACCCCAGCCCGGCGCTGCTGTCTACCGCATATCCTGACGTCCTCCTCCCGGGAAGCGCCGGGCCGCTTACTCCTCAGTCCACTTGGCAACCCAAGTGTCCACGTCATCTCGGCGCGGCCCCTTCTCAACCAGCCCTTCCTTGCGTAGGATGCCAAGGCAGCGCGCAACGCGCAGCCGGAAGGAGTCCTCAGGAAGGGGGTCGGCCAGATAGAACTGCGCCTTGGTGGCAATCTCAGGAACGGTAAGCTGTCCGCACGTACGCACGACTCCGAGTACCAGCGCGTGGTGATGGCCCAGATGCGAGTGGCTTTTCATTCGACTTCCGTCACGCGCACGACAAGGCCGACCTTGTGTTTGTCGTAAACGTGGGTGACGGTGCCGAGCGTGACGTGCTTGGGCGAGTCGTCCGGGGTCATGGCGTTATTGAAGAGGCCGTCCCCCACGGCCTTGAATGCCGCCCACATGTTGTCCTCGTCGAGCGCCTTCTTGCGCATCGAAATGAGGTCCACGCGCACGCGCCCCTTCGCGGTGGGCTTGCCCTGCGACACCCAGACAGTGTGTGCAGCGGTCTTGACGGTCTGGCGCAGGCGGTGCTTGGCCATGTAGTGCATGGGCTTGTTGGGATTGAGTAGACCGAGGTTGACCGGAAGGAGGAAGGCCCACGTGCGGAGGGCGGAAGTCCGAGGGCCAGCAGGACCGGAGCCACTGCCGGCCCTCGACTCGGAGAACGACATGATGGAATTCCACCCATGCGTTGGTTTCATGCTACCACCTCCTCTTTCCGCCGCGCAAGCGGCTTGATGTCGATCTTCCAGCCCTTCAGTACCCGCGCCTCAGCCGCGCCCAGCTTGCGTACGACTTCCTTGCCGGTGATGATGTAGTCTCCGACCACGGCCCTCTCGATGTCCCTGAAGCGCTCCTTGTTGCGGTCGTGCACGCGCTCGTACTCTAGGTGAGCGCCATGTAGTTCGATGTCTCTGGCAACGTCGGCGATGACTGCCGGGTCGAGGCTGACGTCAGCGCCCTGCTCGAACAGGCCCATCGGGAAACATCCACGAGCGAAGAACGGACAGTCCCGGCATTCGTCCGGGTCGCCGAAGAACGGCGGCATCTCCCCGGTCTTGCGTGCCCCCAGCGCCTGTTCTGCCAGTGACAGGTACTTCTCCATCGAGTCGTACCGCTCCTCCAGCACGATGTCGATGGCCCTGAGTTCACCGGGCAGGTCGAGTAGCAGCAGGCCGCGTGGCAGGTCCTTGCCGTACAGGTACGTGAGGATCTGCATCTCGGCACCACGGGTGAAGCGCGACTGGTTCAGGTCCTCAACACACGTGATGCGCTGGCCCATCATCGGCCAACTCTTGATCTCGATGGGAACGTCGGGGGTCCCGGCGTACTCGCCCTTGAACCGGAGCATGACGTCCACGATGCCGGTGACGGCGGGGGCGATGGAGTTGCGCCCGTGGACCGACACGCGCTCGGCCACGCGCACGACTTCCCACGGCGACGACGCACGCTTGCCGATCTGGATCAGGTTGGCGATGATGTCGGCCTCTCGCTGACGGCCCCTCTCCAGCCGGTACTGGACCTCCACCGGCATCGGTGCCATCGCTTCGGGCTGAGTGAGCTTGAGGGTCAGGTTGCGGGCGCACGGGTGGTAGTCCGTGGCCCACAGGTGGTCGCCAGGCTGACGCGGTGGTCTCTGGGATGCGAGCATCTCGGAGTGCTCGCGCAGTCCTGCCTGAAGCAGTGACGCTGGGCTAAACATCGTCTCCCTCTTCCGTCTGGCGTTCGAGGTAGTTCTGCAAAGCCATCAACAGCAATCCAGCATTGACGCTGTGCTCGATGGCCATCCCGTTCTTGTTCCAGTCGGTCACCGCAATGCCCATGAGTGCGTTGAGCTTGGCAGTTGTGGACGCTGAGACCATCTGCTCGACGATCAGGGACTCGATCATGTTACGAGGAAGGACGAGCGTCACCATCTGCATCGGGTTGCCCTTTTCGTCGTAGCTGCTCTGCATCTTGGTAAGTGCCGCGATTGCGAACCCCTTCAGTTCATCCTGCAAGGCTGTCGGTACCAGTTCGTCCAGCGTTACGGGCCTCTTGTCGGTCATGTCGTTCTCCAGTTAGTGGTTACCCGGCGGGCTGTCCCTTTTCGTTCCAGCCCGCCGGGGCCTCGCGTTGCCGGTATCCGACCGGTGGCGGTCTTAGCCTACAGGTCGTGGCACTTGCACAGGCACTTCGTGTTCCGCACCGTTGCAGGGCAGTCTCCGTGCTGACTGTCGATGCAGGCCATGTAGACCCGGTCACCGGCAGGGTCGCAGGGCACCACGGAGAGCCAGTTGGGCGGTGGCCCCAGTTCCTTCTCGATCCACCGGTTGCGCAACTCGGACGTGATGGCGTAATCCGGAGCAGGCTGCGTCATCGTCCCTCATCCGCAGCAAGCTGCGCCTCGAACTTCGCGACGACTTTCTTGATGGCCCACTCGGGTGACCCGAGGAAGTGCGCCCACGTCTTGGACTCGTAGACCTGCCCGCCCTTCTCGTTGCGAGTCAGCTTCGCGAGTTCCGCGAGCGCCTCCTTCTCGTCGCCGCCGCAGTACCCGATGAGCCGGGTCTTGAAGGTGTCGACGGTGACCTTGGTGTCGTCTGACGCGGCAGCCCCCGTCCGGCGCTCGTTGCCGGAACCAAACCCGGACCCCTTCGTGCATCGGCTGGTGTCCAGCCCATGCTCCTTCAGCAGCGCTTCGCTGACCTTGGTGATGCCGCTCAGGGCCATCGCTGCCTTCTTGCGTGCCGCCGTGTAGGTGGACGACAGCAGGTCGGCCCGGCGCACGGCCTCCGGGGTGGATTCGAGATTGCGACCGCTGAAGTCTTCGTGGTCGTTGCGCTCCCCGCGCACGCCCTCGATGCGCTGGCCCGTCATGACGCTGTAGGCGTCCAGAACGAGCACCGCCGAGTGCGAGCCGTCAGTGTTGGTGGTGACCACGGGGATGTCGATCTTGTTGCCCTCCGCGTCGCGCATGTTCTCGAAGTTCACCCCGTACAACTGGATGAACCATTCGGCAGCGCCGCGACCGGGCGATGCCATGACGCGACCCTCCTTGTCCTTCTTCATGTCCCAGTCTTCCGGCTGGGTGCCAGCGATGGCGGCTTTGCGCAGCGCCTTGAGCAGGTCGGTGCGGGCCTCGATGACCGCCATCGCGTTCTTCGCCTTGGCGGCGATGCTGGCAACGCTGACCACCTGCGGGATGAGGCTGTCGGCATCCGCAACGTCGCGGTCGTCAGCCAGCATCGGCAGCAGCGCTTGGTCTACGGTGCTGGTCTGTATGCTCATTGCGGCTCGCTTCCGGACTTCTGTTTCCATGTCGTCCTCCTCGAATGTGTAGCGGTTCATTTATACAAGCTCGTGCTGACGGTCTTGCCTTTCCTCCGTGCGATGTAGTAGTTGGAGACTGCACGCACGCACTTCGCGCAGTGAACTGTCCGGGTGTTGGACGGGCGCAGCGTTTTGCTGGCGCACCGTGGGCACAGCCCGGCCTTCTTCCTGTTGCTGTACGTCTGGTCCTTCGCCTTCGTTGCCATTCGTGTAGCACCTCCTCGCTGGCTACGTTACCATGCTTCGTTACAACGAGTCCACTGGAGCGACAAGCACGAGCGAGGACGTGTCGCTCGCAAGCCCGCGCCTGCTCATGTAGCGCGGGAGCTTCTCGGGTGTGGTGTAGGTGCAGGTCGGCCCGACACACAAGGCGAACCGCTCACCAAGGTGCGACGAGTCCATCATGTGGCACTCGTACAGTGCGACGTGCGTGGCCCCGGTGCTGACGATGGCCCGCTTGATGCCGGGGTGGACCTCCGGGTCCATCTTGTCGAGGATGTTCTGGAAGGTAGCGTCGAGGTTCTGGTTGGTCGGGTAGTCGTAGTTGCGGTCAACCTTGATGGTGACGGAGGCCTCTGCTGCGGCTTGGTCGGCGGTGACCGAGTACTTGATGTTCAGCACGTCGCCGTCCCCCTTGCAGGCTTTGCAGTCCTCAAGGGCTTCGATGTTCGTGTCCCCGTCGTAGTTGGCTGTCGACTTCCCGATGCCGTCGCACTCCGGGCATGGCACGTACTTGGGTGCTCTCGTGGTCATGTCGTTCTCCTTGAGTTGATGAATGGCCGGTGGTGCTTGTGATGTTCGGGCGGGTTTGCTGGCCTGCCTAACCGTCCCACCACCGGCCAAGTTTTCAGAATGCAATTCGTTTGAGCAGCATGCCAGCAGCGCGGTCCACGGTGGTCCGGTTGTCAGCGTTGCCGTTGTCCTGCGAGCGCCGGGTCATGCCGTAGGCGATGCCCCACGCCGTGTTCGGGTCCTCGCCATCACGCGCCGCGCTGAGGTAGGCCGAGTCGAGCGTCTTCCTGCTGACGCCCAGCTTGCCGACCAGCTTGTAGGCGGCATCGACCGAGTCTTCCTGCTTCGGGCCGAGCACCTTCACCTTGCTGGCCGCAACCACCCGGGCGAACTCGGACGGGTCAGAGTTCCTGATGCCGTCCACGAACTTCCGGGTCAGGTCGTACGCCTTGTTGTGCGCGTTGCGCCCCGCGTGCACCACGTCCACCTCGACCACGTTCTCCATGCCCCACACGATGTGGTTGCCGCAGATCGAGTCGTACCAGAACGTGGTCAGGGAGTACTTGCGCTCCCGCACTTCGCTGTTCTCCATGAAGAACCCCGGAGACAGGAAGCGCCCACCGCCCATGTCGATGCGGCCCTCGTGTACCATGAAGGCGAACATGTTGCGGTCGCCAGCATAGAGGCCTGCCGGGGCAATCGCGTCTCCGACCTTGATGCCGAGACTGGCGTGCGCCGTGGCAATCACGTCACCCTCGGTGGCCAGCCTTGTGCCTGCCTGCCCGTGACGCGCCGGGCGTGCCGGTGGAACCCGGAACCCGCCATCACGCGCCGCGAACAGCATGCGAGAACACCAGTCACCCCAGAACCGAGCGTAGACCTCGGAACTGATGGCGCGCAGTGTCGGCAGTCCGTTGGCGTTGGGCCGCTGGTCGATGAGCAGCACCGACTCCTTGCCGTCGTCGGCCTTCTTCTGGACCCCGTAGGTGAGCAGGTCCGCCGCCTTGTCCACCGGCAGCTTCATGAGGTACTGCGCCGGGGCTTCGGCTCTCCAGCACAACGTCTGGAACGACCAGTTGTTCACCGCGACCGGGGTGTTGGCCGGGCCGATGACCACGAGGTCATTGCCCAGTGGTTCGACGCGGGTCTGGTTCATGCGGGTTGATGCCTCGACACTGCTGTTGTGCATGGTTGCCAGCGCGTTGTCGAGCGACTCCAGAGTCTCGAACCTCTCGTCGTCCGGGCGCGTGCTCCACTGGTCCATCGCCTTCGTGCTTACGTCTTGCATCTCGTTCTCCTTTGTGGAGACTACTGGTCTCTTCAGCAGCCGCGTAACGGCTGTACGGGGTCGCTGCCCCGTTTCGACCTTACGTGACCGGAACGATGCTGACCGGCCTGAGCACCACCACTTCGCCACGCTCGGTAGTGATCGTGACGGTGTTCTCGTCCGTGTCGCACTGGACGCTCTCGTGCCCAATCTCGGCACGCAGCACGTCCCTGATCCTCATGCACCTCAGGACAGTCAACTCACCCTTCGCCATGATGTTCCTCCATTGAAATGCTGGCGCATCCTTCCCACTTACTCCACGCCGAGGTTCTGTCCCCCATCGGTCGTCTGGATGCCACGCCCACCCGCCAGCGGGTTACTCATTTCCCCGCGTGCCGTAGTACTCCTTGAGCGGATCAAGGTCCTGCATCAGGGTCACGTCTTCACCGGAGCCGCGCCCGAAGTTGAGCTTGCTGGCCTTCTTGTAAGCGGTGAACGTCGCGACCGCCTCGCGCTTGTTGTGCCCGGAGTGGACCATGCCGATGTTGCCGCAGTAGACCCTGTAGCGATGCAGGACGCGCTTCATGACTTCCCCTCTGGCCGGGTCACGAGACCTGCCTCAATCATGCGCATCGCCGTGCGCCCGTAGTGCCCCTGCAGTTGCCACGCAAGGCCAGAGTCCACGAGCGACTGGAACATCGCGACGGTGTCCTCGTGCGACTGCGTGCCTCCCTCGTAGTTCATGATCGCGTCGATTGCGTCTGTCGTAGCTGGTGCCATTGTCTTCCTCCTGAGGTATGCGGTGGACATGCCACCGTGGATGGTTTCGTTGTGGAACATCGCGGCGTACTTCGCCAGCGCCAGTCC